ACTTGCTATACTGGAGGTGCATTTACCTCCCCGTCCCCAGACTCCTTTCCTGGGGACACTTTTTAATTATTATTTTACCATCATTTTGCGCCAAAACCTGCCTTGATTTTGACAGATTTTTCCTTTATGACAGAGGAAAAGGAGGTCTAAATGGAAGATAAATCTCAACTCGTAAAATCCGCTTCAATGGGTTGAGCAAGGAATCCCCTACTTTCAAGTGGGGGAGGAATTGCGCTTGTATTTTTGTTAGAAATATATTATAATATAGATATGGCTAATCGAGCATATAAGTTTAGACTACTCCCTACCTCTGCACAAGAGAGCTTTTTCCAGCAAAACTTTGGCTGTTCTAGATTCATCTGGAATAAAATGCTCAGTGACAAAATCGCTTATTATGAAAAAACCAAAACAACTCTAAAAAATACCCCGGCTCAATACAAAACAGAGTTTCCTTGGCTACGAGAAGTGGATAGTTGGGCTTTATGTAATGTGCAAATGAATCTTGGACAAGCTTTCCGTAATTTTTTCACTCAGAAAAAGGTTGGGTTTCCAAAATATAAATCAAAACATAAATCTAGAAAAAGCTATACTACCAATTATCTAGCTATAATAGATAATTACATAAAACTTCCGAAAATTGGTCTAGTCAAAATGATAAAACATCGAGAGGTGGTCGGGAAGATAAAATCTGCCACTATCTCCCAAGACCTCGATGGAAAGTATTTTGTAAGCATTTTAGTTGAATATGAGCATAATCCGACTCCAGCTAAACCTCAATCGGCTATTGGCTTGGATTATTCTAGTAAATCCCTATTCGTTGATAATCTTGGTTTTTCTGCTAATTATCCAAGATATTTCCGAGAATCCGAAGCTAAATTAGCAAAAGCCCAACGAATTCTCTCAAAGAGAACGAAGGGAGGTCGAAATAGAAACAGGCAACGCATAGTCGTCGCTCGATTGCATAGAAAGATTGCAAACCAACGCAAAAACTTTCTACATAATCTCAGCACTGCGATAGCCAAACAGTATGATATTGTGTGCATCGAGGATTTGAATATGCAAGCTATGAGTCAGTCATTGAAATTAGGCAAGTCCACTAACGATAATGGGTGGGGGATGTTTATTTCTTTTCTCGCCTATAAACTCGCCGATAGAGGTAAATACCTAGTGAAGATTGACAAATGGTTCCCCAGCTCTAAGACCTGTTCCCACTGTGGAAAAATAAAAGATAATTTGTCTTTATCGGAAAGAAGTTATCATTGCGAGTATTGTGGGCTAGAAATAGACCGTGACCAAAATGCGGCAATAAACATTCTTCGAGAAGGACTTAACCGTAGCAACTACGGGGATAGGGTTCTAAAAAATCTGGCACTAGTCGGGTGTTCGTACCAAGCCCCTTGCTTTAGCTAGGGGTAGTTGACAAGCCTTCCAGCTTGCCTAAATCTCGTTTCTTCGATATAATTAAAGGAAAGGAGGCATTATGGCGGAAAAACCAAAAACTCGAGAACAGGCTTTTATCGAACAGTTAAAAAATCCATTCCCAAAAAACGTCTTGAAATTTAGGGTTGGAGCAACCAGCAAGAAAGGCGATAAAGGTATCCCACTTTTTTATATAACTGCCAGAGACGTAGAGAAGCGGCTTGATGAAGTTTGTGGGCCTGAAGGTTGGCAAACTAGCCATGAACCTATCTTTGAAAACGGGAAACTTATCGGTACAAAATTCTCCCTCTCTCTTAAATTTCCTACTGGTGAATGGGTTACACGAGAAGATGTCGGCGAAAGCTCTAAGGCTTCTCCGTTGAAAGGAGCTGTTTCTGATGGGCTAAAAAGAGCCGCTGTCCAGTTCGGGATAGGGAGATATCTTTATTATTTAGATAACCGCTGGATGACAATTAACGAGTTTAAACAATTTACTTCTGACCCTAGAGAATCTTTACCAGACTGGGCTCTTCCTTCTCAAGTGCAGAACTGGGAAAAGGTTGCCGAACAGGAATTAGATGGTGCAGAAGGAATTGATTTTGATAATCTTGCACAATTAATCACTGACGAAGAAAGAGACCTTTTAGCCCGTTCTAAAAAGGTGAGGAATGCCATTTTAGCCAGAGCAAAGGAATCGTAATGGTTACAATCTTATATGATTTGATTCAAGGCAGCGAAGAGTGGCATCAGCTTCGTAAAGGGAAGGTTACCGGAACCTCGGCATGGAAACTCCTAGCTGGGGAAAGCCTAAAGGATGTTATTGAAGATTCTAAGAAAGAAGATGATTTCAATGGGAATAAATACACTGCGAGAGGACATCTGCTTGAAGATGAGGCCCGTCAGCTTTATTCGGATTTAAATCATGTCACGGTGATAGAAGCCGGGGCAATATTGAACGATTCTTACCCAAACGCACTTAGTTCTCCTGACGGGCTTATAAAAGAAGTCTCCGCTGGACTAGAGATAAAAAGTTTTCTTCCTGAACACATGAACGAAGTTTGGGAACATTTAGATAATCATATTATTGCCCAAATTTATTGGAATTTATTTCTTTCCGAGAGAGAGTTTTGGGATTTAGTCCTTTATAACCCTGATTTGCCCTCAGAACAAGCATACAAATGTAGACGTTTTTATCCCGACGAAGAGATTTTTGATAAGTTTAGACAAGCCCTTAATTCGACTTATGACGATGCCTGTATCAAAGAGAGCAGTCTTACTTTAATTAAATTAGAGCAAGAACTTCAGGCCCAAGACGAGGCTTTAAAAACACAACTAGCCATTCGGGAAGCTTTGAATAACCAAATCCTAGAAATTAAACAAAGACTTAAGGACTCTACTGTGGGCAAAATTTCTAAAACGGTCAATCTTGGAGATGATAAATTGTCAGTTTCCATTTACGACACGGTTAAAATTGAGGTCTCAAATCCTTCGGAAATTCCATTGGAATACACCTCAAAAGAAGAAATTCCTAACGCTTTTGTGGAGAATGGGAAGATTTTTCAAAGAGTTCCTAACCCCAAATTAGTCCAAAACTTAGTCAAATCTGGCAAATCTTTGCCTAAAGGATTCTCCCGGAAAACTCATAGAAATATTAGACTAAACTTTAATGGGAAAGCTATATGAATGATGACCTCTACAAAAAGCTTATTTCTGACGACTTTTTTAAGCCTTTACAGCTTCGTCTTAATAGTGATGCCCTAAATTATCCCGAAAACAATAACGAAGCTATGTCCAAGGAATTAAGACTTTTAATCTTTAAAACCGCACAAGACTATAAAGACTCGTTAAAAGAGACAGGCAACTTGATGCTCGAAGAGGCAATAAAAGAAGGGCTATCCGATAACGCAGTTAAACTACTCGTACAAATTTATTTCATCGGGCTTCAAAATGGCGTAACAAAATATGCCAATTCTCTAATTCATGCTATTGAAACTTCTGGAGAAATACTTAATGAGTAGCCCAGGATTTAAGGAATACCAGACTTGCAAAAAGAAGAAACGTTTTGCAACCGAGGAGGAGTGCAGAAAGGCCTTGAGACAGGCATCTCGTAAATGGAATAAGATTCCTCATCAGAGACAGCCTAAAAGATATTATCCATGCCCTTATTGTCATGGATGGCATCTTACTAGTAAAGAATCAAGGTTTTAGGGTATGGAAGACTTACTACAAACCACCTCAGAAAGACTCGAAAGACTTAATCGATATGTCTCTAAAATCGACCAATCCGTCAAGGAGCTTGAATTGTCTACTGCCAGAGGGGACTTAGAGTCCTTAAACGACGAACAAATCCGATATTATCTCTCCAATCTGCCCCAGATTATTGCTGAAACGGGTATTATTCTGGCTAAAACTCGCCGTGCCTATGCTTATGCGAAGAACGATACTAAAACCATTCGAGCACAAATCCGAAGTGGTGCTAACAAGAATAAAGAAGCTTTAGGATTATCAAGTGCCTCTGATAGGGACGACTATGTTCAAACTAAGAAAGAATATCAAGCCGCTCTAAAGCTTGAGTTTGAATGGGCTTATAATTGCGACGTGGCAGAAGTAGTATATAATCGATATTGCGACAATTTTCTTGCCGTTAGAAAGCTCGCTTCGCTTGCAGAAGAAAATTATCGGGCACAAGATAACGTAACAAAATATGGAGGCTAAAATGGACAGAGAACTATTCACAGAGATTATTAACTTCATTATCGCTCAAGAGGAACGGGAGTTTAAGCTCACTCAAGCCCTCAAAGACTACGGAGGGGAAATGTCCGACTTTATGAGTTTTGGAACGGATATTAACTCTCACATTGTAGATTGGCTAGAGCGAATTATGGGAGATAACCCCGACCAAAAATACGGGAGCACTATCTCTTGGTGGCTCTGGGAATGTCCTAATCGGGGCAAAGCTAAAAAATCCTCTCGAACAATCACCGCGGGGAAGAAAAAATACGACCTCAAGACCCCAGGAGACTTATACGATTACCTAACGGAGAATAATTCATGAAGATACTGAAGGTGGCTGTTTTTGGTGACATACATTGTAAGCCTAGGATTATCAAAAAAGCTAAAGAGCTTTTGCCTAAATACGACCGAATAATCTTTTTGGGGGACTATGTTGATGATTGGCTGGCTACTCCAGAACAATCCTACAACACCTTAAAAGAACTAGTTGATTTGAAACTTGATAATCCTCAAAAGATTACTCTTTTACTCGGCAATCACGATTTATCAGAAGGTTGGGGAGGAGATTTTGCTTGTTCAGGCTATAAGGAAGAAACGCACTCGCTTGTCAAAGACCTCTACAAGACAAGGCTTGACGGAAATGTGCCTGTCTTTGATATGGCTTACTCCAAAGGAAATTATTTATTTACTCACGGTGGGCTAGATGAAAGGTGGTTTGAAGACCTCAAACTTCTCCTTAAAAACCACTATCCGAGCTTGCTTGAACTCCTAAACGGGAAAGAGGGGACTTTAGCCTGTAAGGTTGCGAACATTTTAGGCTATGGTTTTTTAGAAGGATTATCAAACCCCGACGACAAACTCTTTAGGGCTTTTGGGCAAGCAGGGTCGAGCCGTGGCGGGCTAGGCAATCCCTCACCGCTTTGGGCAGATAAGTCTGACCTCTTAGGCGATGAAAACAACGAAGGACACGCTCCGTGGGGACTCAATCAGATTGTTGGGCATACGCCCGTGAAGACTATCGAGACCTACCAGATTTCTGATGCAGACAAAGGCTCTAAACAATTAGTGTTCTGCGACACCCACTCCGAAGCGTGGGTTTGGTATGCAGGGTTTTCTGTGCCAATCGGCGACAATAGTTTTCTCGAAGTTACTTTTGATAAAAAGGGAAATGCAACCTTCGACGCCGCCAGACTAGATTTGCGGTAAAATAATTCTTCCATTATACTAATAGTGTATGGAGGAAATACTACAAGAAAAATGGTTGCCCGTTAAGGGGTATGAAGGGTTATATGAGGTAAGTTCACTCGGCAGAGTAAGGAGTGTGCCTCGTGTTGTCCAACACAAACTTGGAGAATGGCGATATAAGGGGAAAGTGCTCAACCCCCAGCCGACGAAAAAAGATAAAACTGCCTATATTAAGGCTAGGCTTTATAACACTGCGGGCTGGCAAGGAAAATATGTCCATCGCCTTGTGGCAGAAGTATTTATCCCTAACCCAGACGGGGGAAAAGAAGTCAACCACAAAAACGGCGACCGTCGAGACAATCGAGTTGAAAATCTTGAGTGGGTATCTTCGTCGGAAAATATGAAGCATAGAATCTATACTCTTAACCAAAGCACTAGCAATAAGATGGAACTCGTCCCCGTCTATTGTGTCGAAACCCTTAAACGCTATCGGAGTATTTCAGAAGCCGCTCGAGATGTAGGGGCAAAACCCAACAGGATATGGGCTTCCCTCGAATACGGGTGGAAGTGTAAGGGCTTTCATTTCAAGAGAACTTATACTTGTGTAAGTGAGAGTTGGTTCGAGCGACTGCAAAAAGAAGTCGAGGCAGGGAACATCCGCGTCGCAACACACCCCACTTTGCCCTTGAAAATCTATAACTATACAAAACAGTGCGACTACGAAGGTTATTGGACTGATGTCACGCGGAAATGCCGAGGGCTAATCCTCAATGGTAGAAACATTGTCGTCAACCCGCCAGAAAAGTTTTTCAATCTTGGCGAGCCGTTTGCTGCAAAGGTTAATCTCAACAAATCCGTCATCACCTCCAAAAGCGACGGCTATATGATTATCGTGAAAAAAGACCCCATTTTCGGGCTTATCGTCGCTTCACGAGGGAGTTTTGATAATAAGTATGTGGACGCTGCCAAGAAGTTCATCACCCCGGCGATACAAGAAAACCTTATCGAGGGGTTATCTTACTTTTGCGAACTTTGCCAAAACTTTGAAGGCGACGAAGCCATTATCGTCACGAAACATTACGAGCCAATGCTAATTTGCTGGGGCATTAGAACCCTCGAGGGGGAAGAACTAAACCCTCAAGAACTATCACCCTTTCCTTATGCAGAGCAGATTACTGACTACAAAAAATATATCAAGGGTGAGGTAGAAGGCGTAGTTGCACTGAACCCCCAGACTGGCGAGCGTGTCAAGATAAAAGGCTCCTGGTGGCTTGAACGACACCGCTTAATCTCGGGCTTTAATAAGCGAAGAATCTGGGAAATTATGCGAGACGGCAAGCTAGTCGCCGAAGAAGTAGAGGTTGACGAACTTCTGCCCCAAGCGATTACTTGGCAACGAGAATTCACGAAGGAGTTTAACGAGATTTGGCGAGCCGTCCAAGACGCCGATAGCGAAACTTCTCACCTGACAGACAAGGAACTTGGGCTTCTCGATAATTATCAAAACTTGAAACCCTATCTGTTCATGCTCCGCAAAGACAAGGAGCAAGAGTGCATCTCGAAGATTTGGGAAGCAATCAAACCTAAGTATGGTGTGGTATAATTTGTCATAGGCACTAAAGGTTGGTGGAGATAAAACTTAAACAAGGAAACAAAGGGAACTGCCTACTCCCGAAGTTATGAAGACGCATAAGAAGCGTTATAGAAACCCAAGGATTGTGCGAGCTAGAAACCGCTTCGGGCTTGAATACATCGAGACAGGGTTTTATCTATAACAGTATCCCCACTTTACGAAGTGGGGATTTTGGATATCATACTTGTAAAAATCAGCCTCATGCTATATACTTGAATTGTAGACATTAACAGCAAATAACATATTCCACTGATAATGGAGATGTTGTCGGTTCGAATCCGATTATGAGCATGGCTCATATAGCTCAATGGTAGAGCACTTAATATAATGTCTAGCGAACATTAAAGACACATACAGCAACTCACCTTAGCCCAATGGTTGGAACGTTTCCTTAACAGAAACTTTCGCTGGTTCAATTCCAGTACAAAATTTGTGTCTTGGTACGAGTTCGCCTCACTAATATAAGGAGGAAACATGGGGTACTTAGAAGAACTACAAAAGGCAACGAATAAGGCTACCACCGAAAACGGTGGTGTAACTAACGCAAGTAGCCTCAATCCATGCCTTGATTTTTTTGCTCTTGGAGCAAGCAAGCGTGCTAGACCCGAAGAAGCAGTTGGCCTGTTTAGAAAGGCTTATGCGAAAAACAAGACCACAGCTCTACGAACTCTGTTTTATATTCGAGATATTCGAGGGGGGCAGGGCGAGAGAGATATTTTCCGGAAGTGTATGGAAGAACTTGCTGCCCTTGATTTTGATACTGCCAATAAAATGCTCAAATTTATTCCCGAATACGGACGGTGGGACGACCTTCTCTATAACCGAGCAAGCAACCCTGTGGCGGTCGAGATTGTTAAAAAACAACTCGCCGAGGACGAGAAATCCGAGCAACCTTCGCTCCTTGCAAAGTGGATGGATTCAGAAAATACTTCTTCTATAAGCACCCGTAAGGCAGCGAGGAACTGGGCTAAAGCTTTAGGACTCAAAGCGAGTGAATATCGTAAACTGCTATCTAAACTCAGAAAGAAAATCCGACTGCTCGAACAGGATATGTCAGCGAATAGATGGGGAGAAATCCAATACGATAAGCTTCCTTCCCAAGCCTTCCGTAAACACACAACTGCTTTCAAAAAACATGACGAGGAACGTTTCTCTGCTTTTGTTACTAAAGTAAACGAGGGCAAAGCCAAAATTAACACCTCAACTGTGACTACTGCGGAGGTTCTGCAAAATGTTCGCAAAGGCGACAACGATACTTCTAATGCGATTTGGAAATCGCTTGATAATTTTGTCCCAGAAGACTTAAACGCTATCGTTATAGCAGATGTCTCTGGTTCAATGTATGGACGCCCAATGGACATCTCCACGTCTCTTGCACTTTACTTCGCCGAGAGGAACAAGGGGGTGTTCGCTAATAAGTTTATGACATTTTCCGAACAACCACGGCTCGTTGAAATAGCAGGGGATACCCTCACGCAAAAGCTCCATAACATTGAAACTGCCGATTGGGGTGCGAATACTAATATCGAAGCTGCTTTTGATGCTCTTCTTACTGCGGCCAAGGCTTCTAACGACTTTGAAAATATGCCGAAAGTGATTTACATCATTTCCGATATGGAGTTTGATTACTGTATAACTGGAGCAGACGAAACTGCTTTTGAAAATGCTCGTCGCAAATGGAATGAAGCTGGACTTAAATTGCCAACAGTGGTGTTCTGGAACGTGGACGCTCGTTCCGATAATGTCCCTGCGACTAAATTTGACCGCAATGTGACGCTTATCAGTGGTTCAAACCAGAATGCTTTTAGGTTTGCTATGGAAGGCAAAACCCCTGAAGACTTGATGAATGAGGTCGTTAATAGCGAACGTTATCGCCAAATCGTGGCATAGGAAGAATATGAAATTACAAGAATTCGAACAACATTATCAACATCTACGCACCTTGGTCGACAACATCTTGATTAAAAAGCGAGCCGAGTACGCTGACACAGATGACGACGGAGACAGGTTGAGCAACTTTAAGAAGGCTTGCTCTACCTTTAAGACCAATCCTTTAATGATTTGTCTTTATTACGCCTCGAAACACTGGGAGTCCCTAGAGGACATCGCTGAAAATATCGACAAAGGTATTTACCCCACGCAGGAATTGTTGGACGAAAAATTCCAAGATATGTCAGCTTACATGGCACTAGGATACGCTTGCGCGATTGAGCTACTAGAAGCCCACGAAAATATATGTCCTCAGACGCTCCAAAATCGCCTACAAGGGGCTTCTGATGTCGAAGATGAAGTTGTTACCGTCTCGAACCGAAAAACCCCTTCTAGAGCCTCTGAGAGGCCTTTAACGCAATTTACAGAGGAGGACTTTCATAATCTACGAACAGATATGTTAGAAGAACTAAATCTTCGGACGGATTTATGAGCAAAATTTACTTCGTGTCAGACCTTCACATAAACCATCAGGCTTCTCTTAAATTCGAGGGCAGAGAACACTTCTCGTCAGTCGAGGAGATGAACCAAACTATTATCAAAAACTGGAACGAACTCGTCAAACCAGAAGACACGGTTTATAACTTAGGGGACTGTTTCCTAGGCAAAGCCTCGGAATCTCAACAACTCCTAAAATCCTTGAATGGGCATAAACTTCTTATTAAGGGGAATCATGACAACCAAAGCGACCACTGGTATCACGACGCTGGCTTTGAGGAAATCCACAGAATGCTGGTTCTCCCTTCCCCCACCATGCCAGGTAGATTAACTTATATCATTACTCACATCCCTGTCCCCTACACCACTATACAAGCATTGGAAGGTATGTATGGGCATAAAGCGATAAACCTGCATGGACACCGGCACCGCTCGAATGACCCTCAGCTGGCGGGAGATTCTCTTCTCCACCCAAGTTCGTATGTCAATCTCTGCGTCGAGGTAACAAATTTCTCACCAGTAGAGTTAGAACTCTAAACCGTATAATTTAGCAGCTAATCGCCGCGATACAACTGCATTCTTATAGTCCTGAAACTCATGGTGCAGGACACGACATCCTTTTACGACTAAATCTGCTTGCCAAGTCCCTTTTGCGCGGCATGGAGACACTCCGATTACCTTACGATTGTTGCCCTTGTTTCTGGCCTGCTCATGCCAATTTGCCCATCGGCAATTTTCTGGGCAATAATCTCCGTCCACGTCAATACGGTCGAGCGAAGTCTTGTCTGGCGGACGCTTCCCCATGTCGTCTAAGAAGTGTTTGAATCCATTTGTTCCCAACCATCTGTCACAAACCTTAATACCTCGTCCTCCATACCGCCAAAAATATCTATAATTTGGGTTGTAGCATCGTCGTCTCGTATCTGCCCATGCCGAAAACTCTATCCAATTTTCTTCTCTTAGCTTTTTATCGACGTAAATACCTTTGGGGTGCCCCCAATAGCAATTCTCTTTGTTAAAATTCCCATCTAAATTGTGCCTTGTGAGATATGTCCCCTCAGGACGGGGCCCCATGTCTTCCAAAAAGTTTTTGAATGTTGCCCACCTGTCGCAACAAACAATCCCTTCATCCTTAATCTTTTTTGAGTTCTTGCACCTATTCCGCATCCCCACCCAAGCATGATATTCGTGAGGGTATTTTTTGCGCATCGTCATGGTTATATTATACCCTTATTAGAGGTTGTTAGCAAGAAAAATCCCCCTCTAGGTACAGGAAAGGGGGATTTCTGAAAGAGTTATTGACCCTACCCAGGCCATCTCTAGTATACCAAATTTTCGGGAAAAGAAAAACCCCTTGTGGGGGTCTTCAGGGGGGTAAACGCAAAGAGAGGAAGACGGTAGGAATTAACCTCTTCTCCTCGCAACACACATCTTACCACGCAAGAACCTTTTGGTCAAGATACCCCCTCGGCGTAAGAGGGGGACTTAATGTAGAGAGTGTTTGTTTTTGTTTTTCTGCGAGATAGATACTTGTTTGGGATACCCCCAAACACAACCTCAGTATATACCATAAGAAAAATTATGTCAATAAAAATGCCCCCCATAAAACGGGAGGCTCATTTCTCCTTTCTATCAGCCTGGTTTGGATATGCCAACTTCGCATTCGACAACACCGAAAGCAAGACACTCAAACAATACAGCGAAAAGGTGAGGGTAGGACACCTTACCAACAATGTACACATGAGTGCCAATGTCGATGACATTAGCCCCATATTTCTCTATCCTGTCATAAAGTACTTTTGACTGTCCCCGCTTAAGGGGCGTTTTCATCTCGGCAGAAAACCTCACATCCATCTAAACCGCTTCCAAAAACATACTTGTCGCAGATGATAGAGATTTCTTGCACCTTCACTATATCAGACGTAGAGAAGGATACAAACACCGTGTCTTCACCACCAACCTGTACATCGATAGAAGGAAGACGTTTTTTTAGGTCTTCTACCATCATATCCATAAGCGACATCGGAAAGGAATCTAAAGTTAAATTGACTTTCATAATCTTACCTCCTTTTTGAAGTCTTAAAGCATCGGCAGTGGGAGAATCCCCGAATAATCGGATTAAAGTTTCTAGCCGAGTCATGAAATTATCAGTCTCAAATAAAGGCAAACTATTAAGAGCCTGATAAACCCTTTTACACTCAGCAGGTTTTGGGAGTGGTACACCTTTTACTAGGGTATGAATATTCCTATGTAGACTATCCCTTGGGATTTGGACTTTGCAATACCAAAATTCACGTAATCTCTTATAATATCCAAAACTCCAGACTTTTCTCGGGAAAAAGATATGATGGCAATCTTTAAGGAGCTGACCCATGTTGCACCCCCCCTCAAATGGTCTTATTTTTATTATAACAAAAGAAACCCCCGTCAAGGGGGCTTCTTAAAGAAAGGAGAGACACGCAAGATTCTAGCGGGGATAGCGGAGGTAAGACTACCCCCTCTGCGTGCCTATCTCTAGTGTATCAGATTGCTCTGACTTTCATTAGACCTTGGAGAGGGAATCCACGGGAACGCCACACCTGACTGTCCCATTAGCAGTCCTAAGCACGGCGTTGCCTAGACCATTAATCTCAGTCCAAATCGAGTTTCCGTCATTGATAATCTTGAGATTTAGCCAAGTTCCGTTTTGGTCTTGGAGAGCGGAAGTGGTTACATGGTCGCCGATTTGAGGTTTGTCAGACGGGGCTGATGGCGAGACTTTTTCAAGATTGCTAGTGTTGACAGCAGCATAGACTGCCCCGTCCATTGAATCTGCCCTCAAAACTGCTCTGTCACCGTTTAGCTCGGAGACGAAATAATAATCCCTAGTTTTATGCAGAGGAGTTCCATTGTAATCAACCCAGTTTTTCAAGGTTACGGTGTCGCCGACTTTGATGTCTGTGTGGACGGGGGTCGGCTCTGGGTCAACGGGCTTCATACCTGGTGGGCAACAATAGGTCGCTCCAGCAGCGTCAAGATTAAAGTAGTGAGTGGAAACGGTTAGTGGTGTGTAGTTGGCGTCATTCACCGTGTTGCTGTTGGGGTCAACGACCATCCCCGTATGTCCGTAATCTCCACCATTAGTGGCAAAGATAGCTCCAGCAATCTTTCCACATCTTACGTACCCACAGTTATTGCAAAGATAATTTACCATATCTCTTCCGTTACACGGGCCGTAGTCAGGATGAGGGGCGTAGTGCATTCTAATCCCCGTCGCAAGATAGTAGGAGTATTTAGAACACTGCCAGCCGTTGCCGTAGTCGTTATCTCCGTCGGGGAGTCTTCGAGTAAGCGGGTTGACGCTATCTCCTTGCCCAACTTGAGAATTATCAACCTCTTTCGAGGCTTCTTTAGAGGTTTGTTGCTCGTTTAGCATTCTAGCGGGCAAAACCGCTTCGACAAACTTTTTCGCCTCCTCCGCAATCCCTTGGTAATCTGGGCTAGAACCTGAGGTATCGAGCTCAGACTTGCCGTCGCCAAGGAAGAAGAATTGGATATTCTTGTAGCTGTTAGTTAGATACTTGACTGCACTCGTAAGAACAATCCCGAGAAGTCCTACTACAGAAACATCCCCAAGAATACCAGAAACATCGATGTCCAGTCGGCTAGTGAGCCAGTTAAGTAAGTTGATAATTGCGACAAACCCTGCTGTACCAACTGCGATTAGCAAACACTTTGCTAGACCTCTGCCAAGTTTCCGCCATGAGAACTCAGATAACCTGAATATGTTAGCAAGGGCGCAGAGTAAGTCGACTAGATAAGCCCCTGCCACTACGGCAAGTGCAACACCTACCGTGATGAGTTGTGCCTCTATGTCGTTCATTATAACTCCTTAAGTTAGTTTATCTTATTCATATTGTATCAGGATTCCGTCTTCGTGAGTTGAGCCACAAGAAGTCTATCAAAGAGACAACGTGAACAGCTTTCAAACTTCATGCCAAGATACTTGCTTAAAGCACTTGCTGCCACCCCACCACAGTCTTTAGCCATTTGAAAATCCTCGTCTTTACCAGTGGCTTCGTATATCTCGACAGCCCTCCACCATGCTCCTAGAGCGTGTTTCACGATACAGTGATATCTAGGGTCGGGTTTTTCGGCTAACTCTAATAGCTTTTCCATTTGTTCTCGACGGAGTTTTAGTATCCGTTTATAAAGCTCTAGTAGCTCTGCGTCTTTTTCTCCGTCTAGCAGCTCCCTTATATGCCCACAGGCACAGATTAACTCTGCTATGCTTTCAATTAAGTCTGTGGCGTAGCCTCTGCTCGTCATAAATCCTCCTTATATTATTTGTTCGACTTTAAGATAGCCTTTGCAATTCGTAATACAAGTCACATACACTCTGCGTTGAGCCGAGGGAAGGTTATAGTCCCCCATGCCAATTTCGGTAAACCTTGCTTCTAGGGGGTTGCTAATTTTCACTGTTAAATTAGACGCGTCCGCCGCTGGAGAGGTGTCGTTTAGCTTCCTAAATTGACAGAGAACCTTCTCGGGGGTGTCCACCAACGGGCAAAAGGTAATCCTCCAGACTTTATACCCGCTGTCGAAATACAGATTGTCTGTTCTGTATCGATAGAACTGAAAGGAATCATTTTGAGTTTTTTGTTCCGCCTTAATCCCTTGAATCTCGCTCTGGGCAGCTACAACACGTTCAGTTATGGTTTTCATCAGTAGTAGTTCTCCGTAGTATAGACTTTACAATCGCCCTGACAGGTGGCATACACCGTGCCCACGATTCTAAACACGCTAGTATCGCTCAGTCCTTTTTCATTGTTGTCTACGATGAATATTCGAAACCCCGTAGAGTGTTCATCGGGTAGAGCATAGGTTTCCCCCGTCCATTCGGCGGCATCAAGAGCCACTAAATACTCATCGTAATCAATCCCTTGCAGGAGGTCGACATCGGTATATTCTACACCGTCTATATAAGCCTTGAGCCTTGGCATGACGAGTGGGTTGATAACACTGCCAGAGGTAAATTTGAAGACAACACCCAACCCAAGATACCAAAGGGCAGTAACCGTAATGTCCAAATGATAAACTGGGATAACTTGGCTAGAAGATGCACCGAGTGCTTGAGAAGCCTTAAACTGGATAATGTCTTGTTCTAGTTTGTGGATTTTTTGCGGAAGACTACTCATTCCCATTCCTTTTCAAATCTCTAATGTAGGTTAATATACCAGAATCATTCCCAACACACCAAAAATCGCCATAAAAGACATCCGCTGGTTTTTGAGCGGTCAAAAGCATATCAACGCTAAACTCCATGATGTTCGGAGCGTCCATCGCCGTTGACTCCATAAGTTGGATAAACACCTTCCCCATTTCCATAGTAGCAACGGGATAGCTTTTTTGTCCATTAGAGCTATAAAGCTGGAATTTCAGGATAGGAATAACAGTTTTACCAAGCTTATCGCCCTCGAATCTAAAAACCCCTAAAATGCCCCTTAATTGATAAGTAACCCATACAGGGGATTCTTCCGTTCCCTCGTTCACAGTCTGCTCGCTTAAAAGCCTACTTGTAACTCTTACAGTATTAGAAACGTGCCCTTTGGCGTTCCCAACGAGATACTTTTGGGGAGCTTTTAGAGAAATCATTTCCTGCTGGAGTTTAACTACTTGCCTAGTTAAGAGCGATTCTTGATAACTAGCCATTAAGACTCCTCAAACCCGCCCACATATTCAAGTTTTAGAGTAAGGGCTTCTCCGCCGTCTTGGGCGACTCTAGCTTGAATTTGCTTGACCCGATACCAACCTTCAACCCCTCCTAGAAGTTCTAAATGGATTCTAGTACTGAGGTTTTGTTGTTGCCCTAAGACGCCTAAGTAGTCACCAATCCTCACAGCTAAAACATCGCCAGTTTGGACGTTCCCACAGTTAATGCTTCCGTCTTGAATCTGCACACTGATAACGGGTATAAGCTCACTTCGTTCATCAAGTTCACCTTGTGCGAGTCCCTCAAGGGTTTCTTCCAGAGAAACGTTGTTTTGGGTCACGGCAGATTCCCTCGTGCCATAAAGCAACCTCGAATCGTAGTTTGACAAGACTACTTCTAGCCTTTCGTCGCCGATACCAGAGCCAATTTCTTGTATTTTATTCGCAAGGTCGGCAGCACTCCGTTCGACAGTCATGGAGTGGACGTTGCCAGGATACATAATTTCTATATCAGTTCGGTCTGACCCTTTTCTATCATAAGTATTGAAAATCCTATCAGGGGTAAATTCAAACTCAAAGTAATCCTCGCCCATCTGGGTTAAATCCATGATGGCGTCTTTGACATTTTGGAGCTCATAGTTAAATTCTCTATCTGTATAACCTGAGGTGGCGTAATTATGCCCTGTCCCACCAGTAGTGTCATCTAGCCCAGAGTAGATACAGCCGACATAATGATTATTAAGAGAATCCTCGTCGTCTATTCTCGACACGAAACAGTTATCTATTCTAAGCGGAGTGCCAGTCTGGGCTTCCGAGAAGTAGATATAGCCGTTATCAAAACTCGTGGTATAAGAATTTACAACTAACTGGGTATAAGTCCCAGCAGAGGTTAGGGAAAGACTCCCGATTAAAACTTGGTTGGAAGATTGGTTTATGAGTTCTCGTTCATAAACATTGACCGTTCCTATCGCCCCAGAGACCCACACATTCACACTTATTAAAGTGCCACTTCTGACGTTTAGTTGTGTGCTAAGTGTGGTCGGACTTGAGGACGCAGAGGCTTGAATAGCTCCAGCCCCAGCATAACTTACTGTAGTTTGGGCGACGCTTGATGTATCACTTAGCCAATAAGAGGCGTCAATATCGCCTGTTGGGTTTTTCACTAGACAATCGGCGTGTTGGGCTCTGTTGATTAGTTTATGAGCCATTTCAGGGTAAGTATAACCCGCCATAGGCTCACTAATATATTGGTCTTTAAAAATATTCAAGAACCCAGTGGCTTTGACCTCTACGGTAGGGATTTGGTCGTTGTCGACTTTTACGTTGGCTTCTACAACTTGACAACCTACAATATATTCCCCGTTCCTTCTAACCCTGATATCATGAGCATAAGGCGTGAGCAGGTCTATTGTGGAGACCCCGTTCTGTCTTAAAAGTTCCAAAGCGTCTAGCGAGATAGAAAATGATAATTCTTCTACATCGTTAAGTTTCCAAGTGATACTTAAATCCGTGGTGAGGTATTTAGAAATATCAGCCACAAAGTCCCCGTCTCTAGTCCAAACCTCAATGTCGTATTGCGGTGTAGCTAGGAAGCGTTCTTTGTCAAGAGCCGAAACCTCGAATGAATAAGTCGCAAGGTTGCCGAGAGCATCGACGATTTTTAGTTCTACTAGGTAAGTGTCGTTAAAATTCGTCGGGACGTTATTGATATAAGCCGTATAATCCGTGCCGTTTTTTTCAACCTGCACATTTGTCCAATCCACTAATGTCGTATCGGAAGAGACCTTATAGGACACGGTAAGAATATTCTTGTCCACATTGTCTACTATAAAGGGAGCAAACTCACCCGCAATAGAAATTCCAATCTTCCCATCTTCCGAGACGTAACTGTAATTTCCGGTAATTGTAGGCTCGCTGTAAGCTAACACAGTCCTACTGACCGAATCGATATATTCTCCGTCTAAATTATCTTTTATAAAGAATGTACCAATTTTTTCGCCACTAGTAGGGGTGGAGAATATAGTCGAATAGACCCCACTATCCAAAGTTAGATTCTGAGTTATTCCTCCGAACGTGCCAGTAATTTGAGCAATACTCGCCCCTTCAGCTAAAGTAATATCAGATTGATTAACCGAGAATTTAGGAAGAGAATATCCTTCGATAAAAACCTCACTCGTCCCTAAAACACTAGAGACTGCGGAGTTTGCATCTACTAAATCCCAATTAGAGACGGTAGGGGCACCAGCATTTGCCTTTACAATAAAAGTTTGAGAATCTACCAAGCTCGGGCCTGCTGCTGACGTTGACCTTATTTCTAAAGTTCCTGTATATTGAGTCGCGGTGGCATTTGTAACAACAATATTCGCGGTAAAAGTAGTAGCATCGCCTGAGCTAACCGTTTGAAGCCAATCCCATTCGGAAGTCGTCCCATTTACGGTTATGCGATATTCCACGTCCTTTGGCAAAGCCCCCGCGTCGGACGGAACAGAAATTGTAACGCTGTATTTTTGGGTGATTGCGGTAGGATACTCAACCCATGTGATGTCGGCGATGGTCGGCTTCGGCGGGAAAGTCCAAGCAAAAACCTCGTCAGAATATTCGCTAGGAACACTCACCCCATCAAAATCAGCATGAGCCAAAGCCCTGTAATAATATCTCTGGTTAGAGGCTAGGGGAGTGTGGATATAAGTGTATTCTGTATTATCGGTCGGGCTAGATTGAGTAGTTAAAAGTGTTGTGGGGGTTGAGCTTGTGTCTCCATAAAGTTGTAAGTCTCTACCGGCTTGGGAGTTGAAAGCCGTTTCTTTATAAGTAATAGTAATCTGGGTGTCAGAATCCACTTGGACGGAAACGATTGGCTTCTCCGGCCCAATAGTTCGTCCAATAATATCAGCATTTAGGGTAGTTCCTGCTGTTGTAGTTACTCTAGAACTAATCGTGTAGGTAGTACCAGCGGAAAGCCCAGTAATGGTGAAGCTGCCTGTGGTGGCACTACCACCAGAAATCGTATCGTAAGTAACCCAAGTCGTTCCCCCATCAATCGAGTATTCCAGGGTTTTAGTTAAAGCTCCTCCATCAGCGGGAACAGAATAATCTATATCTAAGCTAGAAGAATGGGCGGTATTGAGGGACAGAGTGTCTTGAGGTGGCAACGTAACAAAAGACCCGAAAGATTGATATGTAGCAAGTTGGGTATTCCACGCATAACCACCATAGTAGTATTGAGTATTAGGATAGATAGTTAGTGCAGGAGAACTTGAGCCAGAAGCGTTTGATACTGTAATCTCTGCACTAGTAACTTCCATAGCCGTGCTATATCGGTAGGGCGACGCTGGATAGGCATTAGTAGTCGTAATCCCAGCCTCAATATAACGGCCAGCCGCATCCGAAGGACGACCATAACTATCAATAGAGACGCTAAATTTCGCTCCTGTTGGATACTTCTCTAAAATAGAAACAGACAGTCCAGACGGAGCAGAAAATTCTTGAACATAAATATTATACGACCCCATGGTGTTTGACTTATTCAGCCCACAGTAGTTGTATACATCCCAGAATTGAATCCAGCCTTCCCAATACCCGTTAGTCAAAGTTATGGTAAAGGTCTGCGATTTCTCGAAAAGATAATTAGTGGAATAAGCAGGATATGTAGTTGTCTCGACTGAATACGTCCCCACATTTTGCTCTGTCCAAGCTCCAGGGTCGCTCGCCCCATTAAAGTAAGCCGCATACACTCCACCACCAGTTCCCCAAGTATAAGAGCTTTGTGTCCATGAATACGAATAAGGGTTTACATACCAATATTTTCTCGTAAACACAACCTCCGCGGAGGTGCTTGTAACATTACGAACATATGCATAATCACGAGAAACTACATTGCTAGCAGGAGTTGTGCTAGTCACGCCCGAATATGTAATTGACCCTAGCTCTATCTCAGTTGTACTTATTTTTGTTGCCATTAAATACCCCTATACCCTGCGGAATAGTTTAATTTAGCTGTCCCCGTATCAGAGTTATTTTCTGTTTCAATGGTAATCGTGTTAGCTCCTAACCCTAGGTGTAGCCACCTAGAGTCAACTAGTCTATATTCTGCTAAAGAAGTCCCGTCGTCAGCTTTTACAGTGCGGTTTTTCATGTCTATTGTGATTATACTCGTGTTGTCAGTCGTGAGATTAAGCCCGAAAGCGTAGTCCCCAATCGAGATAACAGGATTGGTAAATTCTCCAATCAAGGTAATCACTGGGAAAGCGTCCGAATCCCCGTGTCTCAAAATCGTAGTATCTCCATTGACAGTTAGATTTTCTGTAATCGTTACTGGGGAGGAGGCTAGGAAGTTCTCGGCTGGGTAAAGCAGAGGGTCAGGACAAAGTAAGGTAATCTGATATTCTCCAACTTTAGGAGATTTAATCGTTGATTTTATATCTGTCACATAACCTTGAGTGAACCAACAGTCCCCGTTAAAGTCCTCAATGATAATCCCCGTGTAATATCTCATGTAGAGCTTCGAGAGTAATTCTTTTCTTAAATCAGAAACACACCCACCAAAGAATCCTTTAATGGTAATCGTGCGATGCCCATAGTACTGGCTAATCATATACCCACCATCAGCCCCAGCATAAACAGCACTACCGTTCCTAATCGCAGGGGTCTCTAAACCATCTATGGTCTGTATCTGATAGTTCCCCGCTCCAAATATAATTCCGCTTGATAATCTTATTCTCATAGTTTATTCCTTAAACTGTTGAAAGTGCCCAACTCAAATCTCGTAGCGACTGTTCGTAATCATACTCGGAGTAATTTACATTAGACTGATTGATGACAATGTTTCTTCCTCCCCCCACAGCATACTCTTCTTCAAACCCGCTAGACGGAGAGAGGGTAGCCATATCTAGTGTTGGAGTGACAGTAGTGTCAGATAAGTCTAGGGCGTTAACAATCCCGTCAGCCAAAACTTCGGCTTCATTAATGACTTCGGATTCCATTGACTTCAACCCGTCAATAAGACCTTCGCCAGCCCATTTACCAGATTGAATAGTAGTCTTCCACGGAGAACCTTGACCACCTCTGTCTTTCAAGCCTTGTAGGAAGTTGTTAGCAATCCACCAACCCGTATGATAAACGCCATCACCATTTCCAGCTCTCCCCCAAGCCCCGTTTATAAAGCCTTGTACAGCCCACCAACCGGCATTTCCATAATCTATGTCATATAGTCCTTGGCGGAATCTCTCGCCCATAGCTCTACCTTGGTAATACTCGTCTTGGAATCTTGATTGAACGCCTTGCCAGAAGTTAGACTGGACTTGCCCACCGACGGTTTGGAAAGTCCCTAGAACAGATACAATCCCATCTCTCAAGGAGTAGGCTAGATAAACGCCTTGTTGATATTCATCGGCAAATTTGTCTTGAATACCTTGCCAGAGAGCAGATTGTAATTGTGCCCCCACTCCTACTAGAGAATCTTGAACAGAGAGCAGACCATCTCTTAAACGATTGCCAAGTTGTGCCCCAATATCTTCCACCTCAACTAGTTTGTCAGAAGCCCCAGTGGTAATTCCGCTAACTAGTTGAGTGACTACGGAGGTCATATTGCCGACAATTTGTTCGTAGTTCTTGTCCCCGATTTGGTCGAGAGCAGTGGTAAGCTCTAGGAACTTTTTGGCAATGCTAGTAGCCATGCCAACTACCCACTCTTTCGTGGAAAGGTTGTCAGCATCAGAAGTGTTTATCTGCCCTAGCTCCCACAAGAGGTCGGTCATATCTCCAACTTTAGCTTCATAGGACTTTAAACCGTCGTCTGGGATAAAGGACGCCCATTTTTGAAATTCTTGTGTAATCTCCGTAAATTTGTTAATGAGAGATTGGTAATGCCCGACTGTAATGCCCTTTTTCTTGATGTTGTCGTCAACTTTAATCTTCTCCTTAATCTTCGCAAAGACAGAGGAAATATCATCGACAACGGCGTTGGTAGCAGAGAGGCTAAACTTATGTTTGTCGTCCGCTAGGCTTTTTGCAGTGAGAGCAATCCCTTCAAAAGATTCGATAATCCCTTTGGCAGCGGCAACGTGTTTTTCGCGGTTCGTAAAACTGCCCATACCCATCAACTTGTCCTTCATATGGGAGAAGACTTTATTCATATCGTCAACTACGGAGTTTAGTTTGTCGACTTGGACTTTGTTTTCCTCTTTGAGGAGTTCTTCAAAGGTCGGGAGTAGCGAGCCGAAATCTTCAAGAATGTTCTTGACGGCTTCAACATTTTCTTCAGCGTTGCCGAGATGGGCATACCTAATCTTATTTAAAGTAGTCCCAACTGTTTCGACGCATTCGGAAATCTTGGTTACGCCCTTGACAATATCGGATTGTTTTACGTCGAGGGAAGCAATCTTATTAAGAGAATCCACTACCTGCCCGTAAATAATGAGGATTCTGCCAGCTTGTTCGGTTGTGTCGGCTTCCGCTTCTTCTCTTAGGGCGTTTAATGCTCCTGTGATTGCATCGGTCTGGGTTTGCAAGTAAGCAATCGTGTCTTTGATAAACACAATATTATCGGCGGTGTGCTGATAGTTTATGTTAATACCGTTAATCTGTCCAAGGTAAAATGCTACTTCGGCATACATATCCGCAACCTTTTTAACGGGGTTAACACTCCATGAGGTTACGATAGCATTTATAACTTCGCCTAGATTCACGCGGTTGATAAACCTAATTGTGTCAGCCAAGAACTGGACTTTTTTGCCCACACGGTCAATATCGCTAGGGATAAACTTATCAACTTTGAATAGAGCCACGGCTACTTCTTCAATTTCTTTGGCAATCCCGACTACAACTAGGATTCCTAGACTTTCAAACGCCGCTAAAACCCCCGCTAAAGCGGTTAAAGCCTCGAATGACAATATAGTTTCAGCAAGAAGACCGATTTTTGGTTTAATTCTATCCACATTATTTGGGATGGCTTTGTCCATCTCCATAATAGCATTCGATACAGCCACAATATCCGCAGCAAGCTCGAGCATAACCGCTCCACCGATTGCCACAGCAGCGGCGATAGGTTTGATACCGATAATGCCGTCAAGTACCGCCATGACTGCAATCGCAGCAGCCATCATATCAAGTTTAGAACCAAAGTCTTCCCAAGAAATCCCTTCAAGGTTTTCGTTCATCTTCTTAATCGAGTAAGAGATAGCTATAATATCGAGAGCAATAAGCCCAATTATGACTGCACCTTTGGCGATAGCTAGGTAGACTTTATCAAGTTTACTCATACCCTTACTGGTTTTAGAAAGCCCACTTGTAAGATTGTTGATTCCTGATAAGTCAATATGAGAGCCTACATCAAGAGCAGTAGAGATAGCTTTAGCACTTTTACCTGCTCCGAATAAACCAGATAAAAGTTTGGAAATCCCACCAGCAGATTTGATTTTAGAAGCAATCCCTGGTAAGAGTTTAAGGGCTAACCCGCCTCCAATAATCCCAATAAGGACATGGAGTTTCTCGGAGACCCACTTTTTAGCGGTTTCTTCAATGTTCCCTAGACCCAGTAAGTTAGAGAGGTTTTCAGTTTCGTTCCCGCCACCTGTGTCTGTGTCGTACCCGCCTGTGTATCCGCTCGTACTAGAAGTCATGCTTTTAGTAGCGTCAGCGATATAGTCGCTCATCTGGGCTAGAGAACCCGCGAGGGTAGGCAAAGCACCAGTGATTCCCTCACTAATAGAGGAAACTAATCTTCCACCCTCTTCAGTGAGCGAAACGGTTTCTCCGTCAATTCCGTCAGCGAGCTCAGCCACTTGGTCGAGGACATCTTGTTTGTAGTCGGCTAGTTGAGAAGTGGCGGTTTCAGTGGCGATGGTTTGTTTCTTGAGCCAGAGAGTGTTCATCTGCTCTAGCTCGGAAGTTGTCATGTTAGCAATCGAGGAGAGTTCGGAGACGGAATCCACCCCCATCTCTTTGAGTTCTTCGATGAATTGTGGGTCAAGGTCAAGCCCCGAGATAATCTTTTGAGCTTCCGCCCATTCAGCGGTTTGGGCAACTTGTTTATCTAGGTTTTTGATAATCTGTTGAGCGTTCTTGCCACCTTTAGTAGACACCTCGTCGAATAGATTATAAAAGCTCTTAATCTTTTTGATGGATTCATCTAGCTTGGAGTTATACTCATTTTGTAGGCTGATAATCTCAAGGTTGACTTGTTTGCGGGCTTCCTCCATCTTCTCGATGGCTTGTTCATACTGTTCGCTTCCAATGGTAAAGAGATTGGCAACTTTCTTCCAATCTTTATACATTCCGTTAGCATCAATTAAACCAAAATCTTTACGATTAGTTATAACTTGATTTGCTTTAGAAAGTACATCTTTGGCGAGATTGTCCATCGCTTTTTGAACGACGGAGGAGGAATCTGTAATGCCGTCAGCTAAACCTATCCCTACATTCTGTCCTACCCCATACATCACAGTGGAAGGAGAGTGAATCCCCAAAGCACTCTTAAAGGCGTTTACGACAGATTTGGCAAGATTTTTAGCCGTTTCTACAACGGTTCTTACTCCTTCATTAAACCCGTTTACTAATCCAATAATTGCGTTATGAGCCGCCTCGTAGAAGTTGGGGGCAAGGTCTTTTAGAATGTCGATTATCACTCCGATAGCGGCAATCCACAACAGCCAAGGACTAATACTCGAAGCCTTGATAGCTAGAATAGCGGTTACGATACTGATTAAAACTTCAGACGGCACGCTTGCGAGTAAGGAAGCGAGTTGCGAGACAAGATTGACAATAATTTTCAAAGCACCAGTGACCACACTGCTTTTAGCAAGCGTCAGAAAAGCAGAGACTAGAGTTTGAAAGACGGGGAGTAAATCTTTAATGATACTTCCTAGCGAAGTAAAGAGTTCCGCAACCGATTGCTTAAACTCGTCGTCTGTGGACATTAAGGACACTAGAGCCGTCCCGACCACAGCGATAAACCCTAATACACTAGGCTTAAACTTCAACAGCTTTTTGACAATATCTAATATGCCGGAAACGTTTTTGCCGAAGCTTCCAAACACGCTCCCTAACAGAGGGACTTTGCTGGCTAATCCCGATATAACATTTAGAGCCACTCCAGCGATAGGGATAATCAAAGCAGAGTTGTCGCCAATAAAGTTGACTATCTGGCCTAATACATTAAAGACAGGCTCAATGTTGTCAGCGATTTTGTCAATCACCTTGGCGATAGCTTCGCCTATCTTTTGTAAGCCCTCAAGGAGTTTGGGGTTTCTTAGACCTGTCCCCTCGCTAGAATCCCCAGCGATAGCTCGGAGTAGGTTAATCCACGAACGATACAAGCCTTCATTAGCGATAACGACTTGACTATTTTCAATCTTGTAGCCAGCGAGTGCCCCTGCTAGGGTAGTGATAGAACCGCTCAACTTGTCTTTGGCACGGTCAAGCGTCTGCTCGTATTTCTCCATGGCTTCAGGGTCAACCGCCCCTTCCATAGCCTTTCTAAAGGTCTCAAAATCTATCTTGCCTTGAGAGGCAAAATCACGCACGCCCTGTTGAGTAGTGTTCAATACTTTGGCGAGTTCTCGATAAATTGGCACGCCACGGTTAGACATAATCTCAATGTCTTCCGTCATCGCCCTACCAGAGGAGGCTACTCTACCATATCTAACAGCAAGCTCATCTATACTCACACCAGTAGATAGCGACACGTTGCCGAGGATTTTCAAATCATCGCCGAGTTGTCCGACTTGCCTACCATATTGAACAAGTTGTTTAGTAGCGTCTGTAACGTCAAAACGGTTAAACGGATTGTTAGACCAGAAGTCGGCGGCAACCCCCATAGCCTGCCTCCCCAATTCCATTGAGCCCAAAAGACCGCTCATCGCCGTCTGTGAAGTTTCTAGGAAGTTTGTAGCACTGATACCTTTTTTGGCTAACCCCACTAGAGCAGTCGTAGCCCCAGTCGCTAGCCCTTTGAGGGCAGATAGCCCAGCTTTCCCCGCAAGGCTAGAGATAGCACTCCCAAGGCTCTCCATTGGCTCTACGGTTTCTTTGGCGGCGACCCTAGTTTCTCCTAAAGTAGAGGCAAATTCATCCATCGCCTTGTTAGCTTGTTGGAGAGCGTATTCGTATTCGTCAGAGCCTTCTTCGGCTTCCTCGATAACCTTACCTAAAAGGGCGAGTTCCTGTTTAAGTTCTTCGATTTTCTTGATGTCTTTTTCATCAATAATGCCCTTCTCAAAAAGGGCGTCGTATTTAGTGGACAAACGCTCAAACTCTTTATCAAGAGCGTCCAAATCACGGGTAAATTTACTCGTGTCTACTTCAATGTTATATCTTACGGTTCCGCCGTCAAAATTCATCGCTGGGATTCTTTCTTATAGTGGTCTGATAACTTTTTGACCCCCTGCCCTTTCTTCGTATGAGGAGCAGTCGCTATCTGTACGAGGTTATACATCTCTACCGCCTGTAAGCGTCTGGCAGTTCTCAGCAAAAGCGTTACGTCCCTTGCGGGAAGTTTAGCCACCTCTTGTAGAGTGTATTGTGGATAGTAATACGCCACCTCCGCATATACCTCCCTTTTTGATTGTCCTGTTTGTGTTTTGCCTGGGATTGGCTTGGCTTTAACAATAGCCATTAGTCAACCGACAGTTGAGTAGTTACCATCTTATTGAAAGCTTTGACTACTTGGAAGGACTGTTTCTTGAGAATATCTCGAATGTCGGACACTCCGTCAACAGGTTGAATAAACCCGTAAAAAGTGTTCTCAAGTTTGTCGTCAAGTTCTGCTACTTTTTCTGCGTCCTTCTCGGCTAGGGCTTTTTCCCGCTCTGCGTTGATGGCTTGGATTGGTTCTAGTTCCTCAAGGGTAGGATATTTCAAGTCAAAATCGACCCCACCAATGGTGAAGGGGTAGCTAGCTTCGACATTATCATTTAAGTTGATTCTGGTACTCATAGGGTACTCCTGTTTAAGATTTGTTTGTTTCTACTACTATTATATAAAATGAGGAGTTTTCTCTGTCGTACCAAAAGAGACCCCTTAGGGTCTCTTTTGTCCTCGTAGCAGAGTTTAGGATTCTGCGGGAGTGATGCCGTTTTCTGCGAACATTTGAACAGCACCATAGGTCGTGCCGGAAGCACCAGGCATTTTGCGGAAACTAACCGTAACCGTTTTAGCCCCAGTCCCATCGATATCAATTCCCGAAAGAGCAGTCTTCGCATTAGGAATGCGGGTGACTTCACCATTACAAGAGATGACATCAAGCGGATAGACCGTATCGGTCGATTCACAAGAAGCGGCCACGATGTCGATAGCGCCATCTACGGCCGTAACAGTCTCGCCAGTAGAGAGAGTTCCACCAGTCGCAACATAGTATTGCGGGAAGAGAACACGGAGAGCGTCCACGTCCGTCGCAAGCAAGGTCAGGTCTACGCTACTTGCAATGTTCCCCTCAAATTGGTAGGTATCGCCCTGCACGGTTTCGTAATCATTGGTCGCTGGGTCGTAGTTAAAGGCGATTTCGGTTACGTCAGTAATCGTATTTTCGCCCCACTTCAAAGTCCAAGGGCCTCTTACAACTTTTGCCATTATAGTTTTTCCTTGTTTAAGTTTTTAATTACAAGCCTTATATACCTCTAGTTGAACCTGCAAAAGTCCAACCATGCGGTTTTCCGAATCGAGGTCTTGGTCAGCCGGAAGTTGACTTGTGTTTATACTGACCAGCTCGTAATCCTCTAATTTCACACACCCAGAGCAGTTTAATTCTTCTTCCATGCTAGAAAGGACTTTATCGACCCTTTCTGCCTTATTGGAGCGGAAGTAGATTAAAAACTGATAGAGTTTTACTTTAGCGCCAGTGGGATAAGTTCTTGTTATAGAGCCCCCGCTAGGGATAATGTAAAACAGCTCGGTTTGTGTTTTTAAAGAGTTAGGGACACGATACAGAAAGATGTTCTGCCCAAATACACCATAACCTTTTGATTCGAGTAATTTGACGAAGGATTGTGCCACGCTCATCTGATAACTCCTGCTTGGACGAAGTAATCTCTACTTCGATTTACTACTTTTTTAACGGATTCTTCAGCGAAGTGAGCATGAGTCCCTGGAGTCGAGTAATGAGTCACAGGCCCAGTTGTGTAGCCACGTTCCTGATATTCCGCATAGGGAGCGTTCCAGACGATATAACCTTTATGCGGGCCATCTAGCCCTTTTAAGACCATCGTGCGGAGTGTCCCGCCAACTGGAGCAGGACGTTTAGGGGTAATCGGGTTAGATTCTCGGTGGATGTCCTCAAGCATTAAGCGGATGGCTAAATCCACATTATTTTCAATACTAGACTTGATGTAAGCCGTATGGTTCTCAATCGTTACACTCATGGCTCTTCCTCCAAAGCGTCGCACTTGGTTAGAAAACAGTGGACGTTGTTGATTTCGTTGGTGAGGAGTTTTCGTTGCCCAACCACTACACGGGAAATCTTATACCAGCTTTCGCTTTCAATCCCCCCGTATAAGTTAGCCACGATATACATACCCTCTAGCCTAAAAGCATTGGCTTGAATAAACTCATTGGAGGGGTCGAGGTAGACATGGGCGTCGCAAGCAATTCTTTCTACATAACTTGATTGAGATTGAGATGTTCCCTCATGGAATAAGGCTGGGACGAATATGTCTACACCGATTGAATTATCTCCCCAACCGTTTTGAGTGGTTTGTATCAGTCTCACGGTGTCTTGATAATTTAGCAGTCGGTTCATATCGTCGGAATCCTAACTATACTCCCGTAAGGCCCAGCATACTTTTTGAGGATAGCCAGAGCCATTTCAGTTTCGTGAGGGGCTTTGACATCACCTTTAGACCATGAATGTCCATCTACGGATTCAGACTTAATGTCATGAGTAGGGTCGGCATAGTAGTCTACCATATCGCATAAGAGATACAACAAATCGAGTGGCAATCCTTGTTCAGAGCCAGATTCGTCGTTCTTTTTAAGCCACTCGCCGTCAACAGCTAATTGGACACAATCCTTACAATCGCAATCACAATAACAAGTTTTGCACTTCTCAATATACTTCCCGATTCCGTTAGCCATATATTGTTTAGTAATTAGGTCGAAAGTCTTATAGGTGACAAATTCTCGGTTATCTAACACCCTAACTAATTTAGCACTATATACATCTGTATAAGGGTCGGTCATCAGGAATTTATCTTTCCAGTTGTAGGGGAAGACTTTGATAATCCCTTTAACCTCATCAGCAGGGAGTAAGTCAGATTGTGGTGTATCTGGGCAGACACAGCCATTCTGCGTCTTGCCCTTTTCTTGGTAAAGAGCTTCGGGAGTGAAAGACCAACCCAGCAAACTTTCTAGCTGTGCAGTGGCACGAGCGATAATCGCTTCATACCTAGTTCGTTGGCTTTCTAGAACGGTGTTACCCGTCAGTTCGATATAAAGGGTTAAGTCCACTTTATCACTCCCGATTATTAAAGTTTTTGTTTAATTAGGATTCAGCAGGGGTTTGAAGAATACCAGCGATACGGCTGTTATCCTTGATAGCACCACCGCGGAAGAACGAGCCACGAAGGACAAGTTCGTTTCTTTGGTAGGCGGATTTGACTATACCGTCAACTTCGTAAGAAGCATCGGTAGAGAGGTCATACTGTAAACCACCAGAAGTGCGGCCAGTAAACTCACGAAGGTCGCCATAGAAGACAGCGTGAGTGATAGGCACATTAACGCCTTGAACCTCGAAGGCGACAGAATCGTCAGATTCAATGGTTGGCATCAAATCATTTGGAACAACGATATAACGCATACCAAAGATACGAGGAATATCGCCGGTCGTAAAGATTTCGGAGAGCGGACCATTAACACCAGCCTCAAGAGCGTGAGCCTTGAGTTTAGCAAAGGTCTTGCTATTAAACACAAGAGTCCCCTCAGTCGTGGTATCGGAAATTTTGCTCATGGCGTCAAGCCACGCAACCATAGCTCCAGTATCGGAAGTAGCGTCATAAGAAACTTCATTTCCGGTCTCAATAACAGCTTGTTCGAGTTTCGCGATTACGAGTTGAGCACGTTTGCGGTCATAATCGTTACGATAACCAGCAGCGACATCGCCAAGAAGGTCAGCGGCGAAGAAACGGGTAGCAGCGGTACAAACAACCGTAACAGCAGCCAATTCTTCAAGTTTCTCGGTGACCGGTTCCGCAGAGTATTCGGAGATTGGTTTGAGGTTGCCATTTTCACCATCATCGCAGAGAGCGACATTCTTCATGGAAATATCACCGTTGCGGCGGAGGAACGCAAACTCTAGGCGGTCAGTATCTTGCCAGTCGGTAGCGTCGAGAATAGCGGAGTAATCGTTACGATGCCCGATAATCTCACGATACATCTCAGGCGGAAGGACAAAGTTGCCCATGGACTCGATGGTCATGGCGTTCTTAACAATGCCAGCTTCTTTGAGAGCGTTGTAGTTTACTTTGTTAAGTTCATTGAGGGTCTTGCGGGCCTCGATGTTGCCACCACGGAAAGCGTCCCAGGCAGCGTTGACTTGTTTGCCAAAGATTTCTTTGGAATCAAGTTTGGAATAATCCGCAGAGTTCTCTTCTTTCTTGAACTCAGGGGCTTTAGCGTCACCGAAGTAGTTTTTCATAGCTTCAGCGAAAGCGTTGGCAAATTCATCTTTAGTCATTGAATTTTCTTCCTTTGTTAAATTTTCTTCAGTTTCATCCGCCGAGTTTCTAAGGTCTTCTTCGACGATTTTTTCAACCTTAATCTCGCCGTCGGGTTCATCGAACCCAGTTCTTTCTTCAACTAATTTGGTTAAGTTGTCGATTTTGTCGAAGAGTTCTTTGACTTCTTCGTTAGAGATTTCATTGTCGGTCGTTTCGACTTCGTTTTCTTCAATCTCTTCAGCGGAGTTGTCAGCTTCAAGCTCTTTTTCAACCTCTTCCACCTCGTCAGCAGGTTTGTCTGCTTCTTTGGTTTCAGGCTCTTCAGATTCAGCAGGAGCTTCCTCTTCAGCAGAGTTTTCAGTTTTCTCCTCGGAAGCATTTTCAACCTCTTCAACGGGTTTAGTTGCTTCCTCGACAGGCTCAGCCTCTTTAACTTCTTCAGTTGCGGGAGCTTCGACTTCTTTAACCTCTTCAGATGGAGTTTTTACTTCTTCATCCATTTGGTTTTCTCCATTTAGGATTGTTTCGATTCCACTTACATCTAGTCCATCAGCTTTAGCCTGATTAAGGCTTTTCTTGAGGGAGTTAATGCACGCGGAGTAATTGTTAGGAACAACTACCTGCGACAGTCCGACCAACTCATGATTAGCTAGAGTTCCGTCCGCAGTATTAGAGATTCCCATCGTTTCCGTACTAAAAGCCTTCGAGAACCCACCGACCAACAAATCGTAAGCTAATCTAGCTAGCGGATTTTGCTTGACGGCATAAACGATACGGTCAACGGTAACACGACCATTGTTCTTTTTCACCCCTTCAACACGTCCGATAATGTTTTGCAACTTATCTTCATGGTCGGCAGTAAGCTGACCGGCGTATTTCGAGATGTCAAGAGAATCAATATCGTATCTAGTTCCGTTTCTCTGAACTTCAGAGTCCGAGATAACTAGACCGTTAGGGAAGGAGACAATCCCCTCACCCTCATCGTTAAAAGAGTTCCGAGCGACTTCTATTGTATTTTTGTAAATGTTCACTCTTTAGAACCTCTCATTTTTAAGTGTTCTTTTTGACAACTGGCGGTTAATCCGCTCTGTGTATCTATTTCTAGTTTAGCAAATCGCTCTTTTCTTGAGGTGGAACAGGCTTTGCTCTGACAGCCAGATTAGACCTTGCTTGAGAATCTACATAAAATCTAAACTTCAATTTACACTTTGGGCAAACAGATTCCCCAGAAGACCCAGGAAACACCTTTACACACAAGCGGTTACACTTAACTAGTTCGTTTTTCTTTTTGTCGTAAATCTGCCCAGGGCACCTGATAGATAATAACCTCCCGTCGTCCATATTAAGACTCCGAGTTCAAAATTAAATCTTCAGTCCTGACAACGTTCTGAATTTTTCCAATTTTGCCTTTTTCTGCTTCGGACGATACTTCTATCGTCTCCAGGTCTGAAGTGGCCTTAGAACGCGATTTAGAGGGCTCAGAACGCATTTTTCGGCGGGGCTTGATTGGCTTTTGAGTAGCCTTCCAAGCCTCTAAAGTAGCTTGTTCTTTAGCAGATAGCTTAAAGTTTGGAATGCTTGATAATTTTAATAAGCGTTTGATTTCTGGGGTCATAATTTCTCCTTTATAGATGGGTTACAAAAGTATGGTCGGCATTATACTCTTTGGCGTAATCACTATATATTTTGCTCATATACGAGTCGCCGTTTAGCCCATTGGGGTCAAAATACTTGCGAGCGAGTTTTTCAATCTCTAAAACATTTTCAGGGTCTTGGGTCATCAGCATCATCAGCTCTAATCGTGTAATAGCTTGTTCATCCTTCTGTTGCCCATTCTTCATTTCTCGGCGTAACTCATCAAATCTCTCGTCCATGTGGTCGCAATTCTTTTTCATTGCCTCGGTCAACCTTTTAGACCGATGTTGGAGAATTGCCGACACGATAGTCACGATAGCAGGAACGCCCGCAGCGATGAGGGCAGTTAATACTGTGTCTGACACTTTAATTCCTTAAGATATATTTGTTCTATCTCTATTATATAAAATGAGGGGTTTCCAACAAAAAGCCCCTCCGTTTGGGGAAGGGCTAGAGCTATTTCTCATGGATGAGTTTTGCTAAGTTATTCGTATTCTTAGACCCGTAAACTTTCAGAGATTTTGATAATTCATTAACTGGAGCATAGACTTTGATAAGCTTTTCAGCTAAATCATTAGTATTCTTTGAGCCGTAAAGTCTAACTCCAATGTTGAATGTGAAGGCAGGAGCATTGATAAAAGGTACGTATGGGTCAGAAGAATCATATTTTGTATATACAAAATGAAGGGTGTGAGAGCCTCCTGCTAATTGAGAGACATCAAGCTCAAATGATTGAGATGTAGTTGTGCCAGAAGGAATAGCAATACATTCTATTGCAGAACCATCGTCTAGTTTATACTTAATTTTAATACCGCAATAGCCTGCTCCTGGGTCACAAGTAATAATAACTTTTTTAGTTGATGGATTATATACAACTTCTAAAGGAGCATAGCATGTTGAACCTATTATAGTTTCTTCGTCATAACCTGTAGAATTTTCTACTCTACAAGTTAATGAGTATTGTTCATTGTAAACCACATTATCTGAAATCCATATATGTTCATCAAAATAGCCAGATTTAGTCTCGACATTTGTGTAAACAATCGTACCATTTGAGTCTGTCGCAGTGATGGTTTTTGTAGCTGGAACTGGATAGCCAGAAAATGCTTCAAGTGAATAATCAAACTTACCAGCAGTGCTACTTACACTACCATTACTAGCTTCAAATTCAGAAATAACAGGATTTGACGGTGTTGATGTTGTGACAGTTAATGTAGCTCCGGGAGTAACGCCAGCTGTCGTTCTTGTTCTTGTCAAAATCGTATATTCAGTATTGGATGTCAGATTAGAAATTTCTTCATTCCAACCAACTTCTTTCGTCGAAGAAGATTGTGCATAAGTTTCCCAAGTTTTTCCACCATCTATACTATATTCAAAATATTGTTTTCGGGCTCCACCATTAGCTGGAGCTGTAAAGCGAATAAGGATGCTTGTATCGCTTATTGAAACAATACTCACCGCAGTTTCATTTGGAAGAGTTACGAACTGAATCGGAGATGTCGCGGCAGTTGCTGAACCGTTATCTGCTGTTGCGCCAAGGAAGTAGATTGTATTTCCTACTATATCTTTTTTTAGAAAACCATCTGAGTATTTCGTAATCGTTTCTGTTGACATACCCGTTGTAGTTTTGCTTGTGATAGTAAACACAGAACTTACAGCATATTGTGATAAACAACTAAGCCAAACATTACCAGTTGATGGAATTCCAAAAGATGTTGTTCCATAGTCAAACGTTACTGAATGATTGGAAGGAATAACATTTGTAATCGTTGGTGTATCTGGAGCTACCACGACATCGACTACAACTGGTGTCTGGCTTGCTTCAGAATAGCTTTCACTTGGAAAAGCGTATGGGTAATCAGAAGTTGGAGCTGGTTCTCTTGTAGCATAGTACAAAGCTCGAATTGAACAGTTTCCTGTCAAAGTATAGCTTCCCAAATTATTTAGAAATTCGTCTGATTTAGCCCCAATTCTTAAGCCACCTTGAGCAACAGTTCCGATATAAGCTGATTGTTCAGAAATAGTTGTCCAACCAGAGCCATAATTAACTTGGATTTTGAGAACAGCCATATAATCAGCTGAACCAGATGCATTATAGAGCGTCCAATAATCTCCTCCACTCCTACCCCCGTTGGAGAGAGTAAGAGTGTTGCCACTGGTTGACCAGTTGATAGTGTTGTACATGGTCATACCACCACGACCACCACCATAATCAACAGATTGAGTAGTTAGAGTAAGAGTTCCACTAGCCATTTAGACCCCCTATTCGTAAATACCGAGTAATGTATTGTCTGCAAGCGGAGAACCTTCACCTGGGTCAGTAGTGCTAAGCTGAAGAGTTAGACCAACTTTCTTCCAAGTATAAGTGTTTGGAGTGGTTGAAGTATCTACGGCAGTACAGATATAAATTTCTGGCTCACCATTATTTACACAGTTATACTGAGTACCGACAGCGCCGACTGTAGAGGTCGTAGGTTGAGTGGTGCCGCCGTTAATAATAGCGTTATCGACATAGCCCTTCGTCGCTGCATCAGATAGCTTCTCCCAAGTGTAAGTCGTAGGAGAAGTAGTTTCATCAATCTCAGAGAGGTAGTAAATATCTCCAGTAGAGGTATCGACATAGGTTTGACCTAGAGTTCCTACCGTAGAAGTGGTGGGGGCGGTAGAGCCGGAGAGAGGTTTTGCGTTATCAAGTTCTGAATCAAGTTCATTTATCGCGGCTACGGCAGAGGTTTTAGCGGTAGTAGTGAGAGTTGAGAGATTGCCGATACGGTCAGCAAGGACTTTACCTTGACGGGCATCAAGAACATAGCCTTTAGTGGTAGAGCCTGTGTTCAAAGAACTCGTAACATTCTTTTGAGTTAATAAAGCCCAGTCGTCAGTGGACTGCGGCCAAGACTCTTGAGTGCCATCTGTGCTCGCCTCATAACAAAACACGCCATACCGACCGCTAGAGTATATATACTTTTTTGAGTATTGCGTCTCATTATTTTCAGCATTAAAAACCCACAGCATTGCGACGTCTGCGTCAGTCTGTTGAAATGACGGTTGTCCACTGAATTTAGTCATTCTCAAACCACACGGTATTTTATAAATACCTGTGTCCAAAAGCCACCAAGCCACACTCGTCGGATTATCCATCGGGTAGTTGTAATCCGCCGTCGTCAGGGTTTTAATCCCATCTGGTATCGTCAAATTAACGTTTTTATTCGCGTCTGGGGTAACCGCAGTTCCGTTGACCGAGATAGACTGGATGGGCGAGTCGAGAGAAGTCCAGGTGTAAGTGCCCCCGGTCGCAGAACAATAGAACAACTCTCCGCTCGTAGTATTGAGGTAAAGTTGACCGAGTTCCCCTTCGGTAGAAGAAGTAGGGTCAGAACTACCTGTTATGGCTTTTTTAGAATCGTTGAGTGCTACCCATTGAATCCCGTCCCAAACATAAAGAACACCGGTGTCTTCTACGGTATAAACATCGCCCTGCTCGGGGTCGGCTGGTAAATCATCATAAGTCGGCACTCCGCCTTTGTAAGAAAGGTCAGTCGCTAAAGCGTCAACCTTCTTTTCGAGTTCCTCGAACTCTTCGGGGGTGACAACCCCTCCTTCGATAAGAACCTTAATCGGGTGTCTATTAGCAGTCTTAGAAACGCTATTTACTGCCGTGACCCTATAAGGGTGTCTATTAGCGTACATAATAAATTTTTTCCTTTGCAAAAAGAATAATTAATAATATCTACACCTATTATAGCAATCGGCCTTTAGAGCTAGGCTTTCATCTTCGAAACGATATGTCCTTATTACACCAAAAAACCGCCCAGAAAGGCAGCTAAATGGACGCGAGGGGGCTAGCGACAAAGGAGATTCTCGGCGAAAACAGCTCGTTCGCCTTACTTCCGTTCGGAAACCCAGACGCTAGAAGCCGGCGCTCTCCCTCGCGGTTCGATTATAGCACAAAAAACCACCACACTTAACCCGACCAGGAACTCCCGGTTCAGTGGTGGCGGTGGCCGAGGCTATTTTCGGATGGCTAGAGCGTCTAGCTTCCCTTACGACGTCATACGTCAGCCTACTTAGCCTCTCAGCTGTGGTCACATTATATCACAGAGAAATGCCATCGCCTTCATTGGCATTATCGCTACCAAGTTCTCCCCATAATAAGTGGTCTACCAGCCTAGCTAACGCGTCTCTTTGCTTGACGTTAACTATAACAGCGTCCAAAATTTCTGCCAGACCTATTGAAATACTACGATACACAGCCAACGAATTAACGAACTGTGCACAACTTTTTTGATTTTTATCTGGGTAGTACTTAAATAGCCACGGGATGTTTTTCCCGCCAATGGGCTCAAGATTGTGTTCCCATTCCTTCACGCCACATTCTGCTGGCGTTTCACCAGAATAGTAAACTTTAATTTTAATATTGGAATTGGCTTCGGCGTCTTTTAGGGCTTTCGCTTTATTGTCTGCCATAACTTTCCTTTCTTTTAATTGTCAATGTGATTCCATTATACCAACAACCCCTCCGCTTGGGAAGGGTTATTAGTTATACTACGGTGGCGTATCTGTTCGGATATGCGACTCTATTATACCAATAACCCCCTGCTTTAGCAAGGGGTTATTTGCAGGTCTTCCGACTCCAGAACATAGATAATTATATTCCAAAGGGCAAATAGAGCCAAGGGTTTATGAGCGTAAAGTTATCTGGCCTTGAGCGTTGATAGTAAAGACGTTCGGGTCTAATGGGATATAGCTCGCGTCTAACTGTTGGGTCATCACCGCGGTAGTCGTAGCAACAGCAGTGATAGCCCCACCACCTTGTACTTCAGGCCCAACACTTCCCCATGGGTCGCTAATCGAGAAGGAGAGGTGATAACACCATACCTCTGCGTTATTGACGGTCTCTTTCCAGAACGAGAAGTTCGTGATGAAATACCTTTCAAAATCAGAATAGTATGTCGCTTCCCCTTGAGCGGTGTAAATACCATTATTGTTAGTTATCCCTGTAAAGGTCTTAGACCCAGTATAGGGTGGCTCTCCTTCCATATCAACACATCTATATGTGAAGGCTACACTTGGAGCTCCTCCCCTGTCAACCAAATCAGCTACGGCGTCAAGAAAATTATTCCAAGATGTTGCATACGTATCGGTGCCAGTGACGATACAATACCCTGTGCCGTGCAAAGTTCCCCCAGCAGTATTCAGAAGGGCTTGCGTGACTCCAAACTTATCTGCATAAGAATCAGAGGTCGAAGTAAACTCAAATTCTAGAACGTGCCAGTCAGGAGAGTAGGAATAAAGTGATTGAGTTCCTGAGCCAGGATAAGTATATCCTGCGGCAATTGAACCAAAAGGTTTGTTAAGAATCGTCTGAGGGGAGGCTATATTATCTGAGTTCCAATCAACAACAGGAGCAGCTCTTAAATCTATCGCTGTTAAACCGCTAGATTCGTACTTTCTTAGATATGACCCAGTAGCGATAGAATTCCCAATCTGACTTAACGTTACGCCTCCTTTTTTAGAGGAAGTAGCATCAGGCAAGTATTTAGGCTCAATAGTTTTAAGAGTTCCATTTAAAGTCCCTCCAAAACTATAAGAACGGATTGATTCTCCTATATAGCCAGACTCTTGACGTATAGTAATTACTTTAAATTGAGGCCAGATGCTAAGTTCAAATCTGGTAGTTGAACCATATCTGTCGCTTCCTGTAAGGTTAGCGTAAAAGTGATTACCCGCGTCTGTAAGAGTAAGCGTTTGTTCATTCCAGCTCCATGTCACATCGTCTATCGAGCCAGCATTTATCAAAATCGTACTTCCACCCGAAATAACCGAAAAATCTACAGAGTCAGAGAAGAGCAGAACAAGAGAGCTTCTTCCATAATAATTAGGGTCAAGACCAACCGCAACAAGAAAACTTCGTGTAAGGCTAGCTCCAGAGTCAGCCTGAACAAGATAGCCTTGATTCATTAAAGATTGGACTATTGCATCGTTCCATTTATCGCTTCCTTCAGGAAAAGCATTTCCTCCTGTTTTAGTACTTAAGAAACAATAGGGAGTGCCACTAAAAATCTCACCTCCGCCCAAAGCTTCAGGAAGCTCTATTGAAAGGTCATAAAAAGGACGATTCTTAATATATGCGGGGTCTGAAGAATCGTTAACATCATAATCAGATTGTGTTCCCCCACTCCCAACCTTTTCCCAATTATATATATTCGGAGTGACAGAGGTGTCGATTGACTTCAACTGATACAATTCACCATTCGTCGTATCCTCTAGAAGAGAGCCTATAACGCCTTCAGTAGATGCAGTTGGAGCGCCTGCATTTTCTTTAACTCGCTGTTCAATCTTTTCGTTGAGGACTCGGCCCTGATTAGCAGAAAGAGGATGGTCAACCAGAGTCGATTCTAGATTATCAATTTCATTAAGATAAAAATCTGTTCCATAAACATCATCAATGGTCAAGAAGCCATTATCTTCAGCAGGAATATTCATTTTAAGGGCACGAATAACTGTTAACGGCCCCCGCACGCCAGTAGCAAGGGAATATTGGGTAACGGCCGTAGTAGGGACATTCAAAGAAAACGCACCACTAGGCACTACAGTACTAAGGTTGTAAGTCGGATACCAAATTGCTCCACAATAGTTGTAGTTCGTTACAATAATAATTGGTCGTTTTGCAGTATATGCCTCTAAAAATTCAGCCCTAGTCACCGTAGAGGTTGTTGTCTCGTGAAAAATAATATACAGAGGGTCGAATCCTCCTTCGCTCATAGGTCGCCAAGCCTCTCCTGTATATACATAAAGAGAGCCGTTCTCATTGACAAGATAAACATCTCCAATCGTAGCATCCGACGGCAAATCAGCTTCGGTTTCTACTTCCCCCTTAAACGTCAAATCTACCTCTAGAAGACGAATCTCCTCCTCAAGACGCTCAATATCTGACTTTGAGGCAACTCCACCTTCTACTCCTTCAATCGCAATTTTATACGGATGACGATTCTGGAATTTAGAGCCTTGCTCCGCTAGAACCGTCCGTATGGCATGATTATTTATTGTTTTCATTGAATCCTTTGCCTAACATTAAAAAGGTATAATATCTATTTCTATTTTACCAAATAGGGAGTTTTTACCTCTGATATAAAAAACCTCCCCCGAAGGGAGGAGTGTATTATAACACAGCTTGGAATTATCTACGGGGTTTGATTAAGTCAGAGATATCGACTTCTTTTTCCGCATTCCCCGACGCATCGGTGTATTTTCTATAAGCTTTTTCCAATTTATCGTAAGACGCTTGCAATACTTTATCATTTTCTCGCAACATTTTAGACTGCTGCTCATTCGCTCCTTTATAAACAGCCTCCCCTAACTTCGTTAAAGCCGTATCATATCCCCTCATATCTAATGACAATCGAGCCATCTTCGCGTCCGCGTCTTTACGACTTCCCTGCAAATAATCTATCCCCGCGCTTGTAGTGACCCCATCCAAAATAGCCTCGGCAACAAATACCATATCTCTTGCTAATTGCCTTTGTGTCTCAGCATACTCTTTTGTCGTCGGGTCTTTAATGCCATCTAATTTTCCCCGCCACTCTTGTTCTCCTAATTGAGATGCTACTGCTTTTACGAAAATAACATCCCTTACTGCTTCCCCATCAACTCTACTTAATATCTTTCCCTTATCTTCTCTCGCAGGAAGCGAAAAATCATCCTCATCGAGTTTAGCCTGCGAAAATCTTCCATACCCCTCACGGAGATTAGTCTTTATATCTCCCCCACTCCCTTCTGGAGCAGAACCACCTCTTTCCCCTGGTCTCCCTGCGTGTCCGAAGTTTCCACTTCCCTCACCGCCGTTGACGAGCTTTTCTAACTTATTGAGTCGTTCTTTTAGTTCATTATAAGTTTGTCTAGAGATTTTCATTTTACGTTTTTTCCTTTGGCTTAATAATATCGCTAACCCCTGTTTTTCCGCGTCCTTTTTACGTTTGTAGATTTTCCCAGTAGTTCCCCACTAATAACCTACTGTTCCATCTTTAAGTTTGACTTTTCTGACTGGCATACAGCTCCTTGTTCTTTTTAACCCAGCGTTCAATAGTGTCTAGGAGTAGGAGACTCGACCCAGGCAGAGTGTCTCCAGTCTCCTCGAAGTAGTAGAAAGGAAGTTCAAGCCCTGGGTTGAGTTTCATAATCTCATCGGCTTCTTTCTCCCATCTGTCCCAGAAGATAGTTCGGCGTTCTTGGAAATCTACATCTTGTTGTTTGCAGGCTTGTTGGATTTTGCTCAAGGCGTGATTGCCAGAACAACCTTCGCAGGAAATCGAATACAAATAGATATTCACTTTTTACGTCCTCTCCTTAAAGATAGTTGTCTTCCAAGTTCGAACCCTTCTTTCGCCAAAGCAGCTTCGGAGTAAGTTTTATATTCTCCGGTTTCTGGTATAGCGGAATCAGTAAACTCATAGGAAATCCAATATTCTCTTCCTCTCCCTCTGATTTCTACTGAAGCTTCTGTTTTAGATTTAGCCCCAGCCCTTAAAGTACCACTAAATATTTCTGCGTCTTTTTTCTCGTCAAAGATACGAGTTTCTTCAATCGGGAACATTCCCTCTGTGTGCCCCGTGACGACATGATAAGCCCCATCTTTCTCTTTAACTTGCCCTATCTTCTCTGTAAATCTGCCTTTTTCGTCATGTTTGCGTCCGGTAGCGTCGTAGGTGTCGTTCAATGTTTTGGCTTCGCTATCAAAGCTATTATTATCAATCCTCCCATCATTAGGGCCATCAATATCAAGCCCATTATCAGGTACTTCATTCAAAGTCTTTCCGTTTAAGATTAGTCTATACCTACAAAAGCAATTCACATGAATTGTCCCTCCCTCGATATTCTCGTAGTTGCAGAGAAAGTTATAAACTTTCCCGTCCCGCTCCGTTGTGATTGTTTCCCCTAACGAGACAAAGTTCTGAGTAAAGGGAATTGGCCCTTGGTTGATAATCGCCTCACAGATAGGGCAGATTTTGTCCTTTTCGTTCTCCGGTCGGAGGGAGTAAAGCTCCTTATAGGCCGTGTCTAGCTGTCCAATTGAGTTGAGGAATTGCGTATCAGCCTCATATTGAGAATGAGAATACGCCCTTGAGGTTTCGTTTCTTGCGATAACTTCTGCTCGTTTTTCGCTTAGTTGATTATACCTAGCTCGAATGTCTTTGATAATATCTTCCCGCTTGTAGCCTTGCATGGCGAGTTCGTTGGCTCGTTCATAAATCTTGCGGTTTTCGTCCAAAATATCGGTATTCCTGATGGCTTGTAGAGCCTCGGTCATACTTGGTTGCTCTTCAAAATACTTTACATATTTAGGCTGATTGGCCTTGTAAGCCTCGATAATCAGTTCGGCAGCCTTTCGTTCTGTAATCTCGGTGTAGGCTCGGTTGGAAGCCGTGAGGACATCGTTCAAGATGGTTTCCATGTGTCCCTCGGCAACCCTTGAGGCATTATTTTCGACCTTGTTTTGGAGTTCATTAGTAAAAACAAACTTTACGTTCTCGCCAAATTCTTCGTTTCGGTCTTTCATCAGAGAGTTAGCCAGCAAGGGAGTGAGAATCCACCAGTAGTTTTGAATGATACTCTTCAACTTATTAGTCAGGTTGCGTTTTTTACGCTCCCCGATGATATCTTCTTCGGTAAAAGCATTTACTGTAAGTTTCGAGACGCAGGCTTTGTAAGTTTCCTTTTGAACTGATTCAATATCAGTTAGAAATTTTTTATAAGATTCTTCGAGAGTTTTGCCGTCTTCCCCAAGTTCGTTTATCAAAACTTCAACTTTACCACAGTCGCATTCTTGATGGTTATGTTTGGATTCCTGAAGTCGGGAATCCAAAGTTACTTCTTCAGAGGTTTCAGCTTTTTTTGAGTTTTCTAGCAGTTCTTGATGAGGGATTAAGCCTTCCCTAAAGATAAGGGTAGTATTTTCTTGTGTATCCTCTGGATATGACAAATCATACCCGATAATTTTGATTGTCTGCCCTTTCAGGTCTCGAAAAGCCTCTAAAAACTTATCAGCATTAGCGTTTTTATTAACATAGCATAAAGTGATATGGGGTTTATACTCTGGAAACTCTTGGTCGTAATGCCCCCTTTCCAAAAGCTCTTGGTGTAGATTGCTAATATCAGCGGTTTTTTCCAAACGGGCGACTATAACTTTATAGTCTCTATCCGGTTCGAAAACATCTATATTTTTAATTTTCACACTAGAAAGAGTCTGGATTTTCTCATTTAGATATTCTCTTATCCCCTTCATGCCTTGGGCTGTTAATCCGTAAACTGCCGTAAAATGAGGATTCTCCTCAGCAGGAATGTTGCTCGTTTCTCCTTGTAAATCCCCATTGTATAAATCTTTTTTCAAAATCTCGGAGAGCCGTTCTCTCACTCCAATAGGGCTCGTTTTAATCCCCACCCACCCCTGCGATTCTGGTGCCTGATTTTGGCTTATTTTAGCCGAGTTTTCTTCCGAGATGGGAGTCATATCATCTTTTTCATTATCGTCGCTTGTAGGCGATTCTGGAGCGTCTGAGGGGGTATTTTTGGGAGGGATACTAGACTCCTCAGCGATTTGAGGTTTATCCAACCCTTTTCAAGCTCAAGGCCAGAAAGTTCAATCTTGCCTTCCGCATAATCGTAGGAGGATTGTGTAGTATAGCCTTTTTGCATTAGTTCAAACGCCAGACTCGATTGTGCTTGTCGCATTTGGGTTGCTTGGGTTTCCGTAGTGTAATCACGAGACGCGGCGGATTTAATATCAATCCAATAGCCGGTAGTTTTATATTCTCTAGCGTAGAATCGTTTGTAATCTAGGTTCAAGAAGTCGATAATATCTTCTAGCCTAGGTTGGACGGTGTCGGAGATGAATTGTTCGGTCTGAACTCTAGCAGTCTCACGAGTAGTGCCAGATTGTTCAATCCCTAAAGCGGTTTTAGAAGTCCCTGATACGGCGAATAGAGCTGTGCGATTAATTTCGTTGATGTCCATGAGAGCAGCTCTATCAAGGTCTTGTTGCATAGATTCCCATTTGATAGCCCCAGTGCCGTTGCCAAATACAGGTTCGCCTTTGGTATGATTCTTAACCCTAGATACAAAATCAGCAAACTGATTGTCCTCTAGGATTACGTCAGTAGTAAGAATACCAGGAGCATTAAGATTCCCATTCAAGGTCTCACGAGTAAAGTTTCCCGATTGTTTAAGGGTATAAGTTTCTTCTTTAGCGGCGTCGGTCATACTCCACACCCTATCCCAGTTAAAAGGATTAAGCTCCCGCATAGCGATAATCATGTGAGTAGGCCACTCACGTTGCCTGCCGTCTTTTTTGGTTTCTAAATAGCCCGCAACCTTCCCATCGGAATCGAGAACACGTTTGATTTCATAAGGGTTAAGTAGAACAAATTTGGTAATATCACCAAAGATGCTTGGATAGTTAGGGTCTTTGCTGAACCTACCATTCCTAACAGCGCCTAGATAAAAAGCACCTGCTAAGTCTAAATAAATACAAATAGTTTTCCAAAACTGTTTAAATGAGAAATCCTCCGAGTCCTCAATTAATTTGAGATAAGGGTGAAGAGGGTCTTGGTCATGTTTTTGGAATTCGTCTACCACTTCGGGTTTTGCCCAAGTATAGAGATTTTCCCTTGCAAGGGTTGCTACTTTGTTTGCACGTTTTTGTATTGCCGCATACGGATAGCCTTTATAAACATCTTCGTCGTCCATTTTGACTTCCTTCCAGTCATCGACGAGCCGTTCTCTAGCTCCAAAGCGAAGGAAGTCGTTGCCACGGACACTGTTGGTCTCTTTAGGCACGCCACCAAGGGCAGTGATAATTCTGTTTTTGAAGTTCATAGGTTTCCTAGTATTAGACCCTCTAGGGGCTCTGTTTATAAGAAAAATAATCTACTCTTATTATAGCATAAAACCTCCCCGAAGGGAGGCTAGAACATAGTGTACCACAGCCTTACAACACAAATGTGTTATAATAGAGCTAACTACAAAAACACACTACAAGAACTAGTATATCACAAAGAGCTAATTCTTGTAAAGTGTGCAGGGAGTAGTCGAACATAAACGTAATTATTCTCCCAAGGATAAAATCGTTTTTGCTCTTGGGTGACAAGACACGGAATCTACCGAGACCAGTGTAAGTCTGGAATGCTCGAATGGCAAAAGCTAGACAGAAACTTCTATTTATAGATGGGAACAAGAGTTTAGACAAGTAGCCTAACCAAGCGAAGGTTCTTTCGCATAATGGGAAGACCATTATGGCTATATATACGAGGGAATGTTTGGGCGAGCGGTTTTGTTTGGGTTCAAGAGTTCAACGAAACATTTGACTCTAATTAAAATGAGGCTGGCGATTGAGATACATCGAGCCGAAGGGATAGAACCCACTATGACACTGCCGAGACAACTCTCCAGATTGCCATTAGACCTCCTTTATCTCCACAAGTTTAAGTTGTTTTATTTGCCTTATGCTTATGGGGGTAAGGGGGTCTATTTCTTCAACCAGCTTGTCCACTCCATCTTGCGACCAATCGAAAACATCTTCCTAAACAATTCACCTTCTAAACTACAAACTAATTTGGTCGTGCCAACGACCACGGATAAGGCGAAGCCTATCCGAAGACAATATACCCCTTTTACCTCCATCCTTATATTATGCCTTCAGACCAAATCTGTCCCTAAAGAAAAAACTTATTACGGGATATACCATCCTTTTTGTAAAATCTTTTTCTCGGCACAATCTCTCGTTTTTGTCAACTCCCCCTCCGACACCCAATAATCGTATAGGGTATCCACCGCCTCATCAAAAGACATTCCTTTTAACCCTAGCATTTTTGCGACCTGCTTATCTTTACAACGTCTAGATATTTTTGCCCGCTTTGCTTTTGTTTTTTGTTTTGATGCGATAGAATGACAACTCCCAATCATATCCATCGGGACATTTATTCGTTCATATTTGGCAATACACCCCTCTTGGACGACATAGCATTTAAGGAGTTCTTCCGGTTTTAATTTTTCTTCCAAAAAATGCCCGCCTCGTACCCTTCCTTTATGTTTCGCCATCATCTCTAGAGTAAAATTGTCCTCAATTTCCTCGGCTTCGCTATAATTGAGTTCTCCAAGTCTCCATACCCCTATCACCTTTATAGGGGAGTGACGACGTGTGAATTTCGCTCCTTCTCCTTTGATATGCTCTTTTATTCGCCCCCGCCAATTTTTTGTTACCCCAACATAATCCCATCTATGTTGGCATTTCAGAAAATACAGATAAAAGATTCCCTTTTTAGGAGTTATAAATCCCTTTTGCCGTTTGGGACGACCTTTAGGTTTTAAGGCCTTAGCTTCAGGAGTGCTATTCTCGCAATGGATAATACTAAAAAGATTTCTGTCTTGCACTTATATCTTCCTTCAGGACTGAAATCCACCCGTAGCGGGTGGACTGACCTATCTTTACCATGGACTAGCGATAGGAACCTTTTTGCTCCCCATGAAAGGAAGACTTTGACCACTGAGCATAGCCTCAAGGTCTTGAGTCGGCGGTTTATCTATGCTTCGGTGTTTTCCACCGCTCTTAACTCCACTCCTAATGTACCATAAGCCAAGACGGTATTCAAGATAGACTTTTACCTTTATCCTTTCTTACCAGTTGCTCAGCTAATTTACAATAAAGTGGAATCCCAGCGCGATTGGGATAGACCGTAAAATTAGTCTCGCTCCAAACCCTCAAGACATCCTTCGAACCTACCTTACCATTCCTTTTGACGACTTTGTAACCCCTTTTTAAGAAATCCTCGATACAGGCTATTGGTTTGATAACCTCAATCCCGCCCTCCCCTACATCTAACTTAAATCCTGATTTAGTTTTCTTCAGTTTAGCGATAAACGGCGGCTCGTTGGAATCCCCATTAACCGAATAAGAACAGAGATACGCCCCCTCCCTCAGAACAGAAAAGTCCATCTACCAGCTCGCTTGATAATAATAATCGATGTCCCAGTCCTTCACTCCGCTGCCAATCAAGGCTTGATGGTCTTTGATAATTTCATCTACTTGCTCAATATAGGATTTAAGGTCGGCAAGATACCATTCATCGTAATCTGTGCTCCCGAAGAAAAATCCTTCTTGAGTTGGGAGAAGCTTCTCCGCCAAGCTTTTATCTTCGATTTCTTTCCCCAGATAAAGCTCCTGATAAGCTATCCGAACTTCATCACCCTTGTCTTCGATTTCTTCGATATAGCGAAGGGTGTTGCCCTCGTTTGCAAAATAACAATCTCCTGCTTTTAGTTCAGATAAGCATTTTTCTTCAAGTGGGCGGAAAGTCTTTTCTTCATAATCAGGTTTTCCAAGTTTCACCTTTTTATCCTTCTTTTGAAAAATACTACCCCATCCTCCCTTGAGAATGTTTACCGCCAATGAGCTTTCTTTAATAATTTGTTCGCAAATTGCTTTTAGTTCTTTAAGGTCGTCTAGTTCGATATAGATTGGCTTGCAGTCGTCATTCCCATCAGCGAATTTATCTACAAAATATTTATGAATCTGATTAGCTTTTCTAAGATATAGAACTTCGGTCTCTTCAAAAAGGCGTTTAGCTTTTGGCTCAGCTTTTTTTTCAGATATACAATTCATTATCTCCCTGATATTTGAAGATAATTTTTGCTTTCGGTAAACATACATATCTAGTCCAATTTTATTTTCCTGCTATTCTTTCCTTTTGGGTGATATATTCTAATTATATAGTATTTTCCCTAGAAAAGTAACTTTTGCACGAGAGACAAAGTTGTCTTGAATCCCCGTTCGGGTCTATACAATACAGTCCTTCTAAAAAGAGCCGAGTTTCTTGGCTCGTTAACCTAGCTCCGCACTCTAGACAAGTATATTTTCTATATTCCTCTTCGGCGGATTTTTTAACACTTCCAGCCTTTTTCTTTACGGGCATTAATCAACTCCTTATAATCTTGTTTAATCTTAACTAACATTTCCTCTAATTCATAAGTTGGGATTTTTCGCTTATCGTAAGCTTTGTCCCAGAGTTTGAGAACCTCATCTTCTCCGAGTTCCGCTTTGATTTTAGGCTCATAAACTTGATAATTCCCCGATTTATAGATATTACAGCAACGTCCTTGAGGGCGTACATTAGTTTGAAGCCACCTAGTATGCTGAAATTTTCTAGAGATATAATGTCCACATTGGGCTTCCCAGACTGGCATCAACCTTCCACAGGTGTAGCATCGGACGTTACCGTTAGAATCCGCTTTGCTCCATCTACAAATCAAGCTTGTGTATTTATCTAGGTCTTTAATCAATTTTTTACGTTTCGATTGCTCGTTTTTCTTCGCAGACGATATTTTTATCGTCTTTGAGCTTAAAGTCGCTGGAAAGGGCTTTATTTTGCGTTTTACGATAGGTTTTTTAGGCTTTTTATAGCACGCATACGTGTAGTGAGTATTCGAGCCACAGATTTTACATTTAGGACGTTTATACATTAATCTGATTGTAGCACAACAAAATACCCCGACTCGGGTGGGCGAAGTCGAGGTTATCCGCATGACAGAAGACTTAGTGGAAAGTATGAGCCTAAGTCTTCCTATTTATTATTTTACTTCGTTTCACGGAATCAATCAAGTGGTAAATTCTGCTAAAGCCCTCTTAGAGTTTCTTGTTGGATTTCTTTCAACGCCTCCTCCCTAGGGGAAGGTTCAAAAGACTCATCAATCAAGTCTCTGATTTCTTTGTCCCATCGAGCAACAATCTGCTCCACTTCTTTAACGGACACATTTTTGGGGAGGTCTTCCCACCAGATTTCTACTACTTGAGAGGCTAGCCATTCGGTCGAATATTCTGTCCATTGGTCGGCAGCAAAATTGATAATTTCACTTTTGAATTTCCCAAGGATTCTCTCCAAGGGAACTGGTCGATGTAAACGACCTCCTTTATACCCCGCTAATTCACTCATCGAAAATTTCCTTTCTCCCTTCTTCAGAGAGATAAAATCGTTCGGCTCGACCTAATTCTTCTTGTAAGGAACAACTAATTCTTAGGACTTCCGCATTATATTCTTCTACGGAATCGTAAGTATGTTCCAATAAGCCTTCTCTAATTAAATCAAACATTCTTCCCTTTCTCAAAGAGGAGGGGGAATATGCAGACCCCCTCCAGGCAAGTGAGGTTTAACAAGTGCTAAAACGGAAAAGACACTTGTCTTCTTTATTTTATATTATTTTTCAAGAAAAGTCAAGCGAGACCGCGGTCTTATGATATTCGTCCTGATTATCCGAGATATGGGCTTGTTTTTCAATCTCTCGGTCAGACTTCTCGGCTTTGGTATAAACCCCGTCAACATTGTGCTTCACGCGTTCGCGTTCCTCGGCGCGTTTGCCATCCGACCACCTTTCTAATGTCCCGACTAAATACAAGTGTCGGTCTTGGACTATTCCTTACCCCGTAGGGTCAGCGTGTCTAGTCTCTACATTTTAGATAACTAATCTTATAATCGTATATCTGTTTACGCCTCTTTTTCATTTTCGCCCTGATATGCTCTTTCGTCTTGCCTGTCTTTCCCGCAATATAAGCCGACGCTTGGCTCATCGAGAGGAAGTGCATTTGTCCTTCTTCGCTTTCAATCCTCACGGGCTTTGCTACATTTTCCATTGTCCACTTCAGACAGTTCCGTTTCGCTTGCTCGATAATCCTTGGGGAGAGTTTGCGGTTTCTCATCTGCTCGGAGTGCGATACATACCGTAAGTTCGAGTAGTGGTTGTTGTGCGAGTTGCGGTCGATGTGGTTGATTTCTGCTTTTTCTGGCTTATCTCCTAGCCAGCACTCTGCCACTAACCGATGTATCATATAGGGTTTGCCTTTTACCCAAACCCTATAATACCCTTGCGGTGAATGGTGTTTATCGAGTTTGATTTTGAGGTGCTTTTTGGACTTCACATTTCGTAAGATTGTGCCGTCCTCGTTGATTTCATACAGATATTTTAAGGTTTTGATTTTTCTAAAACACGAGGTTTGATTGCTCATCTCTCGTTGCCTCCATAGTTATTTTTTACTTCTGACCCCTAGTGGAGTCTGGCTATGAAAACCTTGATATATTATATCATATCAAGTTTACGCTAGTTGACAGGCATAAACTATTGTGTTTTACCTGTTATCCTGCGTAGCCTCTCAAACCCCACATTCCCTTCGTGGTGGTCGTCGTAGTAGTTTCTCGCAGCGTCTTCTCCCTTGAATAAAGGGATTGCTTCTTTTACCAATACGGAGTAGTGTCTAATCGGGAAGGCTTCAATCTTTTCCTTGATAACCTTGTCCGCTAATTCTTCGTCGATTTCTCCATACTTACGGAGAGAGTTCAGATACCGTTCACGGTCAAACTCTTCGCCGTCATACTCGCTGTGATAGAGGATTTTCATTTAACTTTTGCTCCCGTTAATGTTAGTGTCTTTCTAGTATATCACCCCACAAAAAAGCCCCCAATCTTTAACGAATGGGGGGCTTGGAGGAGGGATATGTTCTAGTCGTTGCTTCTCTAAAAAGTTGTAGCCTAACCCAAATTATATCCCTAAACCCTTGATAGATAAGGGGGGCTTACCAGATAACAAAACCTAAAGTTATAGCTACAAGGACTATGGTTAGAAGCTTTTACCAATACTTCCTAAAGAATTTTGTGGGGGTTATCATTATCTACTCCTCAAGATAAGTGTGACAATCCCAGCAAGCCCTAAAATCAGGCATAGAATCCCTAGGACAAACAGAGCGTGCTTCTCTATATCATTATCTCGATGCCTTGGAGCAAGACGAAGATTGCCCTGCTTATCTCTAAAAGTTCTTGCCTCCTTTTGGGGTATAGTCTCATGTCTGTATGCGTCCAATTCTGTTTTAACGACATAATAGTAATCGTCGTCATTAAAGAAAGGCTCACGGAATCTTATAATCTCACCGGTAGCCCCATCGACAAGAGGCCGTTTTTCGTAGAGGATTGGAAATTTTTTGTCGATTCGTTTCATAAACAAACTACCTTTAAGATTAAAACTATTCCTACCAGAAAGAGTGCGCAGAGAACCCAGGGATAAATGAACTTCCATCTCTGGAATTTACCATGCTTATTCACATACTGGGGTGGTATGTAAGTCCAATACCCGTTTCGGTCAACAACGTAATATTCTAAGGATTCCCCTTGGAATCTCGCTTTTTTGATGGTCGGAGCTAACAGCAAATTTTCAAGCTTAATCCTAGCCTTTTTAAAAACTCTGCTAGGGTTCTCGAAAGGGAGCATTATTTTTTAATCCTGTCAATAATGTCCTCAAGAGCATGATAAGCGGGATTGGAAATAAGTAAGACGCCCCAGATTAGCGGGATAAGAGCGATTCCGCATAATACCCAAGTCCAGATTGGCACAACTATACCCATGGCGATAAGTACGCCAGCTCCGACTAGTAGAAGGGCAATCACCAACAAGATTAAACCTTGTACTACCACGTTGCGCAGGAACATTTTGTAGACTTCTTTAACTCCCATGCCAATTAAGTCAGCAAGGGTTTCCATGCTTTTGCGTTGCTCTTCTTGTTTATTTGCCGTCATCAGAAGTTCTCCCGTCTCCGAGCAGGCGAGCGACAGTTTCGCCGCCAACAGCCCCTAGGATTGTGTTACGGAGTTCAGAATTATTTTCAAGTTTGTCGCGGAGCATATAGCCTACAATAGCCCCTGCTACCAGACCAACCATTTTCTCGTCTTTGAGACGTTCCTTGGTTTCGTCAATAAGTTGAGTGATGATATCTTCTTTTTTTGCCATGATAATCCTTTCGGTACTATTTTCTTATATTTTATCGGGTTAATCAAGCTTTGGCTCAATGACCAATCCGACTACACCTAGTTGATGTTGTTTTTCAAGTGGGTAGAATTTCTCCATCACTCGAAGCATCTCCTCTTCCGAAGTGTCCTTACTAGCCACTAAAGTCATATCGTGCCCTAGGAAGTCGAACAAGTCTTTAAAAGTATCAAAATAAATTTTGCCTTTAACTTTGGCGAGAAGAAATTGAGTCCCGCAAACAAAATGTATTTCGTCGCCAATATTAATCTGTTGACGCTTTGAATCGTTTAGTCGGAGCTCAATCCTTTTAGTTCCATTCTTCATAAAATTGAAATAGATGGATTGCAACCCCATTTGATGAAATTGTTTACTCATAACCTTATTATATAACAAAATCCTTGATTTTTCAAGCCTTTCGCATTATAATTAAGAAAATTGTACATTAATAGGAGGCGATAGCATGATAGTTTCCGCTAAAGAATTGCTCCAGAAAAGAGATTTTCTCTCTTTAAACGACCTTTTCTTCCAAACTTATGCCCTGACCGATTGGATTACCAAAGACTATCCCAATCACTTCAAACATTTCTATACTAAGTATATTCCTGAACTCTTTACTGGAGAACGAGAAATCCTTGCTTGCTACGAAGGAATGACCGTGGAAGGGCTTTGCATCTTAAAGAAATCCGAACAAAAGGTCTGTACTCTGTTTGTTAAGGAAGAAGCCCGCGGGAGGCATTTAGCTACTAGACTTCTTTCTGAAGGTTTTATCTTTCTTGGGACTACTAAACCGCTTATCACCATCGCCGAATACAAAGTTCCCATGTTTGAAGGACTGATAAAAAAATACGGTTGGGAGCATACCCAAACCTTAGATAAGTCCTACTACGGAAACGCTAGAGAGTTTGTATTTAACGGTACTTTATAAAAGACCCCCTTTCTGGGGGTTTCTTTTAAAAAATTATTCTGGAAGAGTTGTAATGTTCCCCACGTTTGTCTGTATTTTGATGCCGACACCAATTAGCAATCGTAAGAGAGTCCGACCTATCTGGGGAATGACCTAAAGCTTGTTTAATCTTCTCCTTTTTGCATATATCAGGTACTTGGAGATTCATCTCGTAAGTGTGTGCCGAAAGCTCTTTTTTCAAATCCTCTAACCCTAGCATTTCATGATACAATTTAATATCCCCTGAGTCCATATCTAACATTAACTGATAGTAATTTTCACTTCTACTTTTATGAGTAGCGGTATATTCCGTAAAATACCACCCTCTCAATTTCATCATATCTCGGATGGAGCTACCTACCCCATTGCATTCAATAGCGATATTTCGAGCTTCTTTCGAGGTAAAACCATTCTTTTGAGCGAACTCCACTAACTCATCGGCTAAAATCCTGCCAATAGGTTGATTAAAATTATTATCAATACTTGCTCCCGCAATCTTTTGAGTAACCACTACCCCATCTTTTATCAAGGTAAAGCAAGTCAAGTCTTTTCCCTTGTCGGCTACATCGCAGTTCCCAATCCAGTAACACACTCCGTTCCGGCGCACAAAAATTGTATGATAACGATTTGCTACGCAATACACCTTCCCGTTAAAATCTTTTTGCTCCGCCTTATAATTTTTTACCCAAACATCACTATCCTGCCAACGTTCATATAATATATAAACATCATGCAATCTAACCACTTTTCTTCCCTCGATAATAGTTTCAGACCCCGCCTTCTCTTTCAACGATATACGGCCTTGCCGATTAAAGTGCGACAGAATAATCTGTAAACTATCCATAATCTTTTTAGACGACGACACATAACAAAGTCGTTGCCCTTTTCTTCTCATCCCGTCACCATCGCAATACGCGTCGAGAAAGGCCTCTACATAACTCCAATTACTACAGTAAGTCACGAGGCGGGGGATTTCTTTATTGTGGGCGTATTTTTTGACATGTTCGAGAAGCCAGGACGCCAGCTTCCTATTGCTTATGTTAAAGTTTTGCTCACTTTCAGAAAATCTAATCCTCATTTTAGTCAACAGAGCGCGAATCGCGTCCTTTTTCTTTACATCGCGTTGTGTGATATTCACGCTCGCTAGCCCACAAACACATCCCTCCGAGATGAACCACCCCAAAAAGGCAAAGAAATCTTTTTTATTATAGCCCAGTTCAAATGGAAACTCATCTTGAAATAATCCTTGACGGAACTCATGCTGACGAATAATGCGCCACTCCTTATCAGTTATCTCTTGGATTTCTCGAAGCTCCGTCTCCCCTTTAGCGGGGGCACACAACATTTTATGGTTAGGTGTTACAAAAACACTTGCCCCTTGTCGTTCAATCTCATACATTTCACCTGCATAGTCATACTCAATGTAATTATCATAGGGGATATATTCAGACACCCCGTTGGGTCTTCTTGCTAAAACGCGTTCATTACCCTTCAAATCTCTAAACTTCTTAAAGCCTTCATCGGTCAAGACCTCCGTCGTTTCATCGAAACACCCAATATAGGAGTTAAACTTCTCTCCTACGGGTGACTCATAGATTGTTGCTTTATCAAGTAGTCCAGACTTAAATAACATATTATCATCATCGGCATAATTCCAATTCCCCTCCAGTAACCTCTTTCTTTCACGGTCGGGCAAAACCTTCAGGTTATCTATATAACTTTTCGGGAGAAAGGGATTATCATATGCCCCCATTCTCAAAAAAGCCCTATATGCAGGAACCTTTCTCTCAGTTACTTTGCCTTCATCCAGCGTAATCTCGCCTATCTCCCACTTTTGGAATCCTCCACCGCCAAGTTTTTCATAAGGGTCATAAAACTCGGTTTTGAGAAAGTTCTGACTTGGATTACAAGTCAAAATCACAAACCCCGGAATCCCATATTCTTTAGCCAATATGCCACGTCCTGTTCTAGATTTAATAACACTAAACCCCTGTTTCGCTATCTCGCCAGCCTCTTCAATTATCCCAAAATCGCACTCCATCGACCCCCAACGCGAATAATCTTCATCCGAAGGGATATAGTCCAATTCTCCAAAAATAATCTTAGACCCATTCTTATATTCTAATTCCATATCGGAGAATCTTAGCCGATAATCATCATAAGTAAGCCCCAATGCAGGATGAACCTTATTCACTAACGTAGCTATAGTAGATTGTTTTAGACTTTTAAGAGTTTTCCTACCGACAAAGATTCTTACACCAGGATACATCTTCGCTATCAAAACGCCTATCTGACAAACTGTCCAGCTCTTACTTCCGCCTGCGCTTCCCCCTAAAAGGAGTTCTGTAATTTGCGGATTCAATGCAAGCTCATACGCTTGTTTTTGCTTTTCGCTAATCTCCATATCAGGATTCCGGCTCTTTCCTAGGCGGCTTCACTATGAAATTGATAACTGGTTTCTCGAAGAAGCCTTGTTCTTCATCAACGGAAAGGATATTCTTCTCCCCCCAACCTAATTTATTCAGAATATCTATTGCCCGTAGGGTGTTCTTATCAATCGACTTACCTTCAGCGACGGCTTTAGCCACATCCCTTGTAACGACGGCAATCAGCCCCGCCGCAATAACATCCGCAGGAATTTCATCGACAATCCCTTCCCATGCACTCGGCTTATTAGAGATAATACTTTTGAGTAGTTTTTCATCTCCCATCAACCTTTTGAAGTGAGTTGACCAGCTTTTAACTCCTTTCCCACGCCCTTTAGGATTTCTAACCTCACCTGGTTTTATCATGTTCATGTTAGCGAGACGGGTTTCATCTAGGGTTAATTTTTCTCCTCTCGCCTTTTTTTCTAATATCTTTTGCCTTTCAGCTTCTCTTTCTTCATAAGTCATACCTCTTTTATATCAAACTCACAAAAAACGACCCCAGTACAGGTCGCTTCTTGCTATTTATCGCCCTACTTTCGTCGCTTACGATACCATTCTGTCAAAAACTTCTCACACTCTTCCAAGGGAACAGACTCAATCATTTCAAATAAGAGTTTTTCATTAGGCTTGATACAGAGCTCAAACATATCTACTTTTCTTGAGGCGTCTCCTCCCCATTCAGAAATTATCATTTCATATTCCGTGCGAGCCCAGAAGTCACCAAAAACATACAGACACCTATCTCCTTCTCCATCAGGGTATACCTTATCAAATTTCCCTGTCCGATACATAGAAAGTCCCCACCTTACTCCCGAATGCCTGAAAATATTATAAAATTCTAGTTTCCCTTGATTATAAAGCGGGATATAAAATTCTAAGTTATCCACGGAGTAATTCCTCATATTCTTTAATAATCTTGTCGTAAGGATTACCACCTAATGCTTCCCAACCACCTCTAGGACGGTCTATAAGCGAGTAGTGAGTGGCAAGAATCTGTGCGATGGTTGTTAAAGCCTCGATTTCTCTGTCTGCGTTTTTTTGGCAGTCTTCGCTCGCAATCTCTCCGCTATTAATAATTTGGGGTGAGCATTTGCACCCAATTTGGTCGATAGCGACCGAGAAGCCCTCAACCTTGTCGGGGTCAAGACCTTCCTCGTCTAAGAGAAGTTGTTTAAGCCGTTCTGTGTTCCCGAAGGCCATATAGAGTATATCATCCTCAAAGGCTACGCCTTTTAGGAGATTCTGCTCATCGCCCTCAAACGGTATGATATAAATATTTTCTCCATAGACGATTCGGACAACGTCTGGCTCGTCAGCTAACCTTTTCAGAAGTCTCACAAAGGAATAAGGAGCACCAGTGCTACGTTCATACTTGGCTTTTTTGTCTAGCCTAAACCCTACGAGCAGAGATTTGTTGTCTTCGGCGAAACCAAAATAAAACGGGTCTGGAAGAGTAATCCCTTCACAATTCTCCGCGACCAAAATTGCCATATAATCTTCTTTCTTTAGCAGTCGTTGGTAGTGATTCTTGGCATATACATTCTATCGGTTTTGATAGTATTTTTTTCTTCTTTGTCTTTCATAAAATCCTTTCTTGAATATTGTAACACATTTTCCCGAGCTAGTCTAGTATGATATCTCTTTATTTTAGGAGAGCAATAAGTCCTAACCCAATTAATCCCGTAATAAGCTCTCCAGTCAATATAAAAATCCCGCGATATTTGTATTTAAGCAGTTGATTCGTGCTTATATCTTTTGAAGAAACTGAGGTTCGGGAAGGAAACGTATCTTCTATCTTTATCTTATCCTCAACTTCTCTCATTGGCTTCATAGGTTTCTCCTCTATCTTAACTGGTTCTATACTTTCTTTAGAAACCTCTTCAATCTTCTCTTGAATTTCTGTTTCTGGGATTTCCTCTTCTGTCTCCCAACTAACCTTTTTCTTGCCAGCGTAATACATCAAGCTAAACTCTTTATAATTTTTGCTTTGAGATATTTTCTCCGCAAGAGTTTTTCTTGTAATTATGGACGGATTTTTTTTCAGGGCATTATAAGTTTTTTCAGTAATAAGATTTGGGTTTCCTCTATGTGTGCCTTTTCTGATTCTAGTTACCGAAGCAAAGCCAACTCCTGTTTCTGCCGCTATCTGCGAATTCGAAAGACCTTGATTAATACCATCTTCAATTATCTGTTTGAGGCCATCATTAATCCAAACACACTTATTATGATGCTTTTGTTTGGCGTTTTGATATTCTTCCCAAGTCGAGTACTTTTTAACCTCATCCAATACGCTCTCTGCACACCCAAATAATTCGATAATTTCTTTATCTGAATAACCATCTTGGAGAAAGAATCTAATTTCCTTAAAATCTTTCTCAGAAACCGTTGTTCTTTCAGGCTTTTGCCGTGTATAATTATCGTTGCTTCTTAGATATTCTGCGTAACTTGATGCCCGACGCATTTTTCTGATTTCTTCTTTAGAGATACCGCTCCATATGCTAATACTCGGGACGGAGAATCCTCTACATTCGGAATGAATCTTCCAAAACAAAGGTTCTCCACTCAACATCCGAAGGTTCATCGCTTTTAATTTATTATCGGCTTTTTCATTTCTATCCTTCACCAGGGCTAGATAGTCTTCATACAAAGAACATTGATTAATTAACCCCACCGTCGATGCACTCAACCCTGTAACTCTAGCTACACTGCTAAAACTAGAATATGAAGCTATTAATCTCTTAGTATCATTGAATACTTGACTTGTTACTTTCCTAATCATAACCTAATTATATAACAAAAAACGAACTTAATCAAGTATATTTTTCCTAATTGCTCTAAAAAGGGCTTATTTCGCATTCTGAGCGATTTTTCAAAAAAGACGCTCCAGTTATCGTCTCCGACACTGAAGGCGTCTTAGAACGCAATTTAGAGGCCTTCTAGAGCATTTTACAATTCGGCATCCAAGTCGCAATATCCATCTAGCTCTAATTCTGAAAGAATCTTAATTCCTAAGATAATTCTCGCAGCAGCCAAAACCTTTTCATTCGATTCAGGAATAACTTTATATTCCTTATCAAATTCCTCATCAGTCAAATTAAGTAGTTCCTTCGGAGCAAATGCTTTCCACCAGTTTTTCTCACCGCCGTAGCCAATAATCTCGTTGGTTTCAGCTCGTTTGACTATTTTATAAATATGTTTTGAGTTCTCATTATAAACAGGGTCAAGTTCCTTTTCATTATTAATATGATAGACCCGCTTTTCCTTTGGGAAGCCTACTATATCATATTGTTCATCAAGCACTTTCTTGCAATACGCCTTATTCTCATCTGAACCATCTAAATAATAATGAATAGAGGTTGGGTCTTCTTCCATACCAAAAATCTCTGGGTCAGTCGAATCTTGAACCCCGAACGAAAATTTCCCCCCAAAATGTTGACTATTATAATACCTACCGATAATGCCTCCTTGTTAGTTTCCTTAAATATACCAAACCTCCCCCTGTTTTTCAAGATAGCGGATAATAATCTATGTCATCGCAGTTAACGATAAAGTATAGTCTGTGTTCTACAATATTCTTGGCTTCTCGCTCGGGATAACCGCACTCTCGTATAATATCTATCAGTTCCTCGCCTCCGTCCCGCCAACTTTTCTCTGACACTTCCCCCTCTGCCAGCCTGTCCTCTACTATCAGGGTATTGACGGAATTAAAATCGTCCCCATTTTGTATTGTAATTGCGTATCTCATAATCTATATTTTCTCCTTTTACGTTTGCTGTCTAATTGTTATGTCCCCGAACGGGGTTCGGTGGATGCTCTCCCCCTCGCCGTAATCCAACTCCCAAAGTATGCTGTCAATCAGTTCAAAGTTCTCATCTTTCGCACAAAGGGCGCGCTCAAAGTTCTTCAAACTTTCTAAATCTGTCCCCTCAAACTCTAAAACAACTTTCATTTCTTTCCCAATAACTTATGCCAACACAGAGAACAAACATCTTGTATCTCGTGTCCGACTTTCTTTTGATAGACAGGTAGCGTTTCTTCTAGCACTTCTCGTTCTTCGGGTTCTGCTAAGCAAACATTATACCAGACATCATCATCATAGTTAATGTATTCCCCGCACATATCGCAGAAGCCAAAACTCCACCTGTTGTGTAGTATTTCGTTTATCACCGCCCCACCTTTTTCCTTATCTAACCTCTCCTTATACTCCTCATAGGTAGTAATTCGGTTGTGTTGTAGGTCGTCATAAATCTGCTCGGCTACCTCTTCGTAAATCATATTATTCTCCATACCCTTCAATTAAATCTCGGGCTAATTTTAATCCGTCAACCAAACCGGATTGATAATGATATTCCTTCGGTCTGCTTTTAGGAATCTCTTTTAATTTAACTTCCTCTACCCTAATACGACGGTAGATTTCGAGTAAGCGTTTTTCCATTTTAACTTTTTCCTTCCTTATTTTCTTCCCAGACGAACTTATATTTAGGATTATAATTTTTGCTACATTTGCCACAACTTATATTTCGACAACGGCTTCTATAAATTACTCTCCCACATTCAGGGCAAGTCCCCTTCCATTTTCGAGGCGGGCATTTAATCGACTCATCATAACAACGTTCAGGTTTTGCCCCAATTTCAATACATTTAGCTTTCCAAACCCCATCATGACCGTGACCATTTCCCGCTAAAGCGTGGGCAATCTCATGGAGCAGAGTGTCTTTTACATCGTTCCACTCGTTGAGTTCCGTTAAGGTTTTAGAAAGAGTAATCCTTTTAAGGTTTTGATGGCAACAGCCAAATCTACGAGTGGCTCTATCCCATCTAAACTCCCAATCAGGAAGATAATCGTTCATTAGGGTTTTAACAAAAGGTTCGGCTTCTACAATTTTCATTTTAGTCAGTCTCCGAAATGTAATAGGATAAGTCTTCGCCCTTCCAGTTCTCCATCACCCAATTATCAAACTCTTCCCAAAGCTCTTTAAACAATTTAGCCTTTTGGGTATCTGGCGAGTTGTCGTCTAAAACTACTTTATCTCCAGCGTAAAACCAGCACAACCAGTTCAGCACTAGGCTAAACTCGGTTCCGTAAACTTTATCACTCTTGGCAAGAGCTAAACCCCGTTTATAAGTATCTTTGATACCTTTTAATCCACCAAGCTCAGCCGCCACCCTGAAGTCGCCCCACCAAGTACTTTCCATTTTGCGACCAGTCATAGTGGCAACAGGAGGGATTTCTGCATAATACTGCATATTACTCCTCCTCCATTTCGTTAAGGGCTTCTTGCACCAAAGTATGTATTTTTTGCCAACTTTGATAGCGAGGACGCTTCCTGTAACCGTAGAAGGTCATAGAATCGCTTGCATAATCCTCTCCTTTAAAAGTTACATTCGGATACGTAGGGCGGTGCGGATTGACCTTATGATAGCGGGCTTTTATCATTTTGTAGTTATCGACAACGATATGAGCATTTATATTGCCGTCGGTGTCGATATATAATGAAGCAAGTCTCATAGATTCCTTTCTTTTATCGAGGTTATATCTCAACCCCATTACCTATATTATACCACACTTGCTTAGAAAAGTCAATACTTTTTTATGAAAATCACCAAAAAATAACCCCGATACTAAGGTTATTTCCCAGAAATTTTAGCAAAATTTCTACTATTTTTATGCGATTTTTACGCGAGTGGGCTTATATTCCAGACCATTCTTTTCCATTGCCTTTTTAACATCTAGGCAGGTAGCGCACCTCCCGCACTCTTCTATATAACCGTCTTTTTCAATCGGGTCATAGCAACTTAAAGTATATCCCAGAGGCAAACCGAGTTTAATCGCTAGCTCAATAATATCTGACTTATGCAGGTTAATAAACGGGCTAACCGTATGCACTCGTCCTTCCGAACTAATTTCCGTGGCTTTTGCCATTGTTTCCGTGAAGGCTGGGCTACAGTTATGAACCAATAAACCATCCGCAAAATACGAGCCCGCCGAGGTAGTCAAATCATAACACTCTTGCTCTCCTAAGTATTCTGCACTTACAATACCATCAATCTTTATAGCGGGGGCTAACGACTCCACCTTTACTTGTTTGCACATTTTCTTATGTAAAGAATCCAATTTACCCGCCCCATATTTAAGACATACACAAAACGCGCGAGGAATTTTCCAATTTACACAAAAATCTTTTTTCCCAACATAACGATGATGATAATAACCAGCCACCTTCATACACTCATCAATATACTTTACCTTTTCAGGGTTCGCTTTTTCAGACTGGCAAAACTCAATAGCTCGACCACAATAAGACCCATTATAGCACCCCTCTGCGATAATCATCCCGTTGAGATATCCTAATCTAAAATCTCTATTATCAAGCAACTCATCAATATCCGCCAATAACAATTCACTATTATCTACGCCAAAAGATAAAACATACATATCATTATCTTTACGTTGTCTAGTTCGAATCTCCCGCTTCAAACGATAAACTTTTTCGAACAAACTAGATGCCTCTTTCAGAACACTCTCGTCCTTCTGACAGACATTTAATTCGATACGACTCCCTTTATGGCTCTTGCCTTGCCACCCATCCCCTTCTATCAATCCCCACAAATATCCTTTAATAAAATTATTTTCATCTTCAATTTTTTGCGGAGCGAAGTCGAAACGGAAGGCTTTATAAGTAGCATCTTTGCGTTTCATATCGCTGAATGGACAAAACTTTTTATTAGGAGTTCCCGCTCGCCACATAATATGATTCGCCGATACCTTCGCTCCACCCGTAGCGTAAACAGGACGAACCCCTTGAAAGATTTTATCAAAGACTTGGCTCTTTTCCAGCTTTCTTGTTTTAGTATTAAAAGCCCAAATCAAATCCCCAACTTCAACATCTTCAATTTTCTTTTCCGTTCCATCCGCCATCAAAATCATCGACCCTTTCGCTACTGCGTCGGAATATGCTGCACCCGCAGCGTCATCGGCGTGTTGCCCTAAATAATAAGTTACTTCATCTCCAGTTTCCTGAGCCTTAGATTCCGCATAAGCACAAGTATATGCCGAGAAAAGAAAGTTTCTGGCTGGAACATAAGTATCCACTTGTCCTTCTCCGTCTCTTTCAATAATCTCATCGTAAGTCATATCCTTCTGGACTTCGTTTCCGCCTTTTAATAGAGTACAGGTTGAACCTTGAAAAATACTTGGGTCGATAGTGATAATCTTATGCTCTTTAATTCCATAATACTTGGCTAACCTTTTAGCACACTCAAGTTCGGCAGGATGCTTACTCCCGTATTCAAAAGAAATAGCGTAAACATTTTCCGCTCCTAACTCTTTAACTACCTTAGCCAGTAAAGTACCCGAGTCTCTACCGCCACTTAAACTAACTATTGCTTTCATTCTTCGTCCTCCAAGTTAATATCTCCTGTCCCGTCGAAGGGATAGCCATTTAACCCATTAACGCATAGTAATTGAAGACTCCTCCCCTCCGAAACATTATCCCCCTCGGAGACGGTCTTAATTGCGTTCTGAACGTCCTCGAATTGTTCTGCGGTCATTCTAATCGTAAGAGTCTTAAATTGGTCGTCCAAATCTTCTTTCTGTTCCGGCCCATCCGTGGAATAATCTTCAAAACTGAACTGAGTCAAGTCCTTGAATTTCTCAATCTCCTTATCCTCGTAAGGGAGTTCAAAGCTCAAAGAGCTAAGCTCTAATACAATAGGGGCAAGCTGAAGCTCGTCAAACGGATTTTGTAGTTGGTGAAAAATAGTAAAACTTTTTGCTAGTTCGTCTGGAACTTCTCCCTCGTCATAAATGTAAATTTCGGTGAACCCTAATTCTTTTGCAGCCCGATAGCGGTTCTCTCCGTCTAGAATTTCGTAGTCCGATTCGTCATTTTTATTCTGCCTGACAAAAACTGGTTGTGTTAAACCATTAATCCTAATGGATTCCTTAATCTTATCAAATTCTGGAGCATTGGGGTCTTTTGGATTCCAAGTATTCGGACGAAGATTATCAATACTAATCTTTTTTAACTTGTCTGGGTTAAATTCAAAATATTCTTTAGCTTTTTCTTGCATTTTATCCTTTCAATGGCGGGTATTCCCATTTAATACCACGAGATTCCCACAGTTTTGTTGCGAAGTTAGCTGCCTTAACATATTCAGCGGCGTTATGTTTGTTAATCTCGGCATAATGTCCGTTATAAACCAAAGGTATATCGGTAGTAAGTTTTTTGGTACGTTTAGTTACTTGCTCCATTTTTTGAGTTTTAGGGTTCCAATTAACTAAGTGCCTAAATTTTGCTCCCATGAGCCAACTAGTAGCGTCTGCCGAATAAAAAGGGTATCTGAGCCACGCCCAGACCCCATTCACTCCAAATGCATGCACTTTGCACCGAGTCTTAATAATCGAGAAGCATTTATCTAAGTGAGCCTGCATAGTCTTCCTGTCCGTGGAAAGAGGGACTAACCCCCCTAAAGCAATATATCCGCCTTCGTATTCATCTACCATTTTCTCTAAAACTTCGTAAGGAGAGCCATTATGAAAAGTAGGAAGAGGGTGCAAACCTTTAGATTCAAGGTATTTAGTATTCCTTTCCGTACCTTTCCAATCTCCAATCACGTCCAGAGTCGCATAAGTAGTAATATACTCTTCATTTTGCTTGAGAAACTCGGCGTATTTATTAATATCAATCTTCTCTCCTCTAGTGAAGGCGGAGAAAGCTCCAGAATCAAGGAATAGCCTTTTGCCAAGCAGGTGTCTTTCCTCGTGGAATTTCTTGTAGTCTTTATTCTTGAATAGGAGGTAGGATTCAAGGAAGTTTTCCGCCCCTGGAACTTGGAAAATGTCCTTATCGGTTGAATATCCTGCAAAATAGAGGAGCATTATTCCTCTCCAAAGTATTCGGCTGTGGCATCGCAGGCCATGTGTTTATTAGTTGGGCAAGAAGCTGTCACTCTAATATACTTCGAATCTGGGTATGCCTCTTTTAGAATATTTAGAATCTGCCCTAATCCGCTTTCTAAAGAATAAGTTGTTCCTACCATATCAGTAAACTTTTTATGCAATTCACATAGTTCGGCAAGTTGCTTTCCTGGTTCGATTATCATCTCATACCTAGTAGTGCCGAGTTGGTCTCCAAGAGGACACCAATGCTGAATGGTCTCATATAGAGTAATCTCCGTTACTCCATAGGTGTTCTTCAAGTATTCCGCTTGTTGTTCATCTGTTAAAGAATTGTATTTTCCCACTTATTTCTCCTTCTTAGAATATAGTTTAATTAAATGATAAAGCTGGACGAAGAATAACCCTCCATTAGTTACGCCTGTCCATATAGCTCCAATCGAAAAGCCATAAATGACAAAGAAGATACTACCTACTAAATTAAGCCACCGAATCAACTTAATATCCGTTGGCAAGAACGATACAAATACTAGTAGGGAGGCAATAATGCCAGATAGTTCGATAAAATTCATATTCTCCTTAAATAACCCCGCCGCCCCTCAAACGGCGAGGTATAAAATTATTTTTCAGTCTTATACTCGACTTTGTTTGTAAGGTACGCAATAGGGGTGGCAAGCTCTGATACGATAAATTTAACCACAAAGGAACTCAGAACGCTCGCCCAGATAACTTCTGTCGGCAGAACTCCGAAGAAAGCGAGGAAGGAAAAGAGTACCGAGTCAAAGAATGTGGAGACCACGTTCGACCCCGCAACCCTTATCCAAGTCTTGTTATCGCCAAATTTCCTAGTGAACCATTCAAACACATGGGTATCGGAAAGGTCTGCTACTAACTGAGCGATAAAGGACGCGACAATGATTCGCCAGCTTGACCCCATGAGGGTATGCCACATTGTCTGAGTCTCTCCGCTAAGAGCCGGGAGAATATCCAGCAGAACGAGCAAAGCCGCCACTACCAGATTAACAAAGGCTGTCGCCCAAACAATCTTTTTGGCGTTATCGTATCCGACACACCGATGCATCAAATCTCTAATGGAAAAGGACAATGGGACTAGAAGAATTCCTCCAGCCAGAGTCAACCCACCAAGATTGAGCATTTTGTTGGCGAAAATGTCGCTAGCTACTGCGATAATTGCGTAGGAGACAATAGAGTAGATAGCTATTCGGGACATCTTCACATCGGCAAGATTCTTTTTCATTGGTTGTTTTCCCCTTTCATTTTTTTGCTGTTTCTGTTTACTCCAAAGAGTGTTTCTGTTATAGCGTTTTGAGGGGAACGATATAACTAAAGGCTAGTATATCACAAGTTAAAAATCGGTCGCCAGTCCCTTTGCTCCTATTACTTCGAATTCTTCAGTTGGGTCATTATAGTCAAAGAAATCTACTCGAAGACGCTTCTCTTCTTCCCAAGTCTCCTTCCTATCTCGACTAATCCCTAAAGGTTTAAGGGAAAATCTCGCCTCCTGCGTATCGAATATCACTTCAAAGAGCTCTTCTCCATGTCCTCTATGATAATCAAACGCCACAATATCTCTTTGGTATATCTCCACACCGTTACGGTCAGCAATTCCGGTCGATTGGTCGACCCTCAACCACTCGTACTCATGCCAGTCGAGAGGCCATTTTTGCATTGTTACGACTTCGCCGCAGAAAGGGTCAAATCCGTAGTAAGGCAGAGTATTTTCATCTTGCCAACCACACCAAGTTTTATGTTTTATATCCCAAATCCTAAAGTGGGTGTAGCTAGGAGGTTCGTTAATCCAAGGACGATTTAGCTCCTTACATTTGGCTTTTATCTTTTTATAATCCTCTTCGGCCATTTTTCTCCTTAACAATTTATTTAATTATATATTAAAAAGCCTCCTTTATAACGGAGGCTTTCCTCACACAGTCTTATTATATCAAAAAGGCACGAGGCTCAAGTCTATCTGCTCATCATCAAGATTTTCATCCTTTACAGCGTCCTTTTTCTCCCCGCCGCCGAGACTATTTACCTTATCGGCTATAATAATAACTCTAGAGCGATTTTGACCGGTTCCCTTATCTTTCCATACATCTTTTTGGATTCTACCACTTACGGCTATTAAAGAGCCCTTTTTGAGATACTGATTGACGAATTCCGCGGTTTTCCCCCAAGCTTGGCAATCTAAGAAATCCGTAACCCTATCCTTACTAAATTCCCTGTCGATAGCGATTGAGAAGTTCGCAATCGTGTATTTATCTGCTTTGCGTTCTTGAGGGTCAGCAACAAGTCTTCCGACCAAACTTACGACATTTAATCCCATGAGATACCTCCATTAATTTTCATTTTCATTATAATACAAATGAGTGTGGTTTGCTAGCCATGTTTGAGCTTCAATCCTATCCTTAATCAGGCTGTCGTCAGGATTCAGCCTTATCACTGCCAGAAGCAATTTCAGCAATCTTTTCCTCATAGTATTTTTTTAACCTTTCACAACGTTTGATTTCGCCCTCAAAATAAGCGACTTGCACCATATCCTTATTCAATTCTTTAGAGGCCTTTTCGAGTTTTTCTAAAAGTTCCTCCCAAGAATCGCAAGTCCAAACCAAAGGCTCTAGTCGGTCGGAGACATGAATCATACAGGCATAAGTTATCTTACCAGGGTTAGCGGTGTTTTCGCTAACTTGGAGAGTCCATTCAAGAGTCGAATCCCCTAGGTTCTTTAGAATCCTGTTAACTAAAACTTTGGCTTTTTTAAAATAATTTTCCACGGTTTTTTCTCCTTTTGGTCGTATAAAACTTTTTGCTTCTACCCTCCGTCTGAGCACGATTCTTAAATTTGCGTCGCATTTTGCGATTGAGGGTTCGCTTAAAGAAGGCCGGAGTCTTTTCTATATCAGCATTCTCCATCTTTATCCTCCGTTAGATTGGGGTCATTAAGTAACCGCAAGTAATTTGCCCAATCCTTACGATTTTCTGGGTCAGAATCGAACAGCCATTGAACAAACTTTCTTGCCCCTAAGAGAGTAAGCTTGCCATCTGCGTCAATATATCCTTTGTAATAAAGGAGTTCGTCCTCGTTCATATTAAAAAAGTTCCTTTTTTATTATATTGTCCACTGATTCCTTCTTTTCCATTCAACTTATTGTTCATAAATACACTTCTTATTAAACTTTCTCCTAATTTCTTGTCCGGCCCTACCTGAACTAAAAGACCCGTCCGTAGTTGAAAGAAAATCAATCCCTAAGTTAGGGTGGTCGTAAGTTTGATATATCTTGCAATCCGGTCTTTGGATTCCTTCTACCATGTATTCATTCCCATACAGACTACGCTTCGCTCCAATCCCAGGATAGAGCTCCCACAACTTTTTATACTTCTCTTTGTTGATAACCATGGGGAGATGAAGCTCATAATTTTTTGTAGTCTTGCCTCTTGATTTAAGAGCTTCTGAGGCATTAAATAACCTCGTGGTGTAGCTATTTAGCATTCCTTTCTTTCGAAAATCACCAATCCTCTGTTCTAGGGTTCTGTCAAAATAATATGGAAGCCTTTGTACAGGGCTCATCACAAAAAAATCATCGTTGAATAGAACGAAATCTTCCGAAAGGTCTTTTTCGTTAGCAACACTCCATAAAGAATCGGCGGTCTTCTCCCATTTATCGTTGCCTTTTTGCGCCATGGGTCGAGCGATGACGTTTTGAGCCCAGTCGGGGACATACCCAAAAATAAACACGCTCCTATGGGGCAAGTTTTCTAAAGTGCGGAGAGAGTAACGAAGCTCGTCATTATTTTTATTTTGTTTGACCGTATAAACGATGTCTAGGGTGTTTGTTTGCATTTTCCTCTATTCTACACTACCAGCTTTCGGGAGGGTCGTGCCTAGTTCTCCACCAAACTTTTAGACGTTTAATCGGATTAAGTCCGTAAGAGCGGTAGCCTTTGAGATACTTGAGGTCTTCTTTTTCATCCACTGGAGTACGGTAGGGGTCGCAATCTTGTTCTTCTTCCCATTTCAAGATACTTATTAAGCATTTGAGGTAGATTTTTTCCATCTTCCTCCGAGAAATACGTTTATTTATCGTATCTCCTCTGCCTAGATGTTTGTACCAAGAAATTTCTAAATCCCCACATTTAAAATTTGGTCGGTTGATAAAATCTTCGTCGTCTCCCCAATAGTAAGCATGAACCTCAAAGGTATCATTTTTAAAAGAATTCCCCGTATTATAAAAAGGGGACTCATACTCTTCTTGGTAAACGTTCCATTGAACTCTTTCCAGCTCGGAGCTCAAATCTTTTAGAAGAGCTACTATATATCTTGGACAAGTTTTACTCATCATCTGCTCCTAGCAACGCTCCAATGAATGCGACCACTAGAATAATTAATACAAGCGTTAATACGATAGCCGTTGGAATCCATAGAGGGGCAGTTATCCACCACCAGCTCCAGTCAATTGCATTAGTCAGCTTCAGAACGAGAAAAGTGATAAAAGTCGCTGTCGGTAGACTAATCCCAAAAGTTTCTTTCATAATTTGGTCTCCTATTTTCATTTTTTAAAACTCCACTTCTGGAAAGCCAGCTTGAAGAGTCATCAGCCCCAGACTTCGCCACATACGACAGACTTTTGGGCGGTCATCTATTACCCCTAGTATAGCATAATAGGGTTCTATTTGTTTTTGGAACAATTCCTTTTTTACTATTTCGTCTGAACGATTATCCTCAAAATCCCGCATTATCAAACTATCATATTCAATACAGTTCTGGGCAAGCCATTTTTCCGTCGCCTCTCTCGCCTCCTCTCCTCGGCCTGATATGAGTATAATATACGGATATTTTTTCCCTCCTTCTTCTAGTCCGTATTCCCTTAAGGCGTCGATTATGCACCCTACAAATGGGTTAACGCTATCCTCGCCGACTCTAGACATATCATAATAGCTTCTATCTCCTGTTTTTATCGCAAGACATCCATCGATATCGCATAATACAGCCCTAGGTTTATCGAAATCTTTTTGTAATTTTTCTAAAGGATTGGGGGCAACCCAACGATAAAATAATTCCCAAATTACCTTAGCCCCCACCGCAGCCTCTCCACGATGAAGGTCGGACTCTATACATTCCTCAGGGGTTCTCTCTAGAAAGGAATCGTTTATTTCAAACTTTACTCCTAGTTCTTCTGCGAGTCTTTTTAGTCTATACTTATGCTTCGGGTTCAGATTAGTCGCATCCACGATTACATTTTTACCTTCAGCGATTCCAAACCTGACCATATTGTCTCTCAACCGAAGGCAAGCTTTTTCTTTCTTAGGAGACCAACCACCAAACACAGATGCCCTAATATCATCCATGCTGACTCTTAGATAACCCCCCTTTGCAACTTGTTCTTTAGCCCACGAACTTTTGAAAGATGCTGGTAGCCCCTTCAACATTATAATTTTTTGCATTTTTGTTTTCCTTATCTATCTTTATCAACGAGTAACCCAAATCTTTTAACCTACTCCAATCTCCTTCGCATTCCTTGATGGCGTTCCCAGTAAGCGAAAAGAAGCTATCCTCAAAAAATATCTCTTTCCCAAAGCCAATCACATCATAAGAATGCATAGAAGACTCCTCGGAAAGACGTTCTATATCCCCAGGGTCTAAAACAACAGTATTCTTAATTAGAACGTATCTCCCCCTAGCGGCGCACTTATCTATAAATCCAGTCAAGCTATCAAATCGTTCAACTTTAAGAAGTCCTCGTTCATAAGGAAGAAGTCTGTCTAAATTGACCGAATCATAGAGAGTATTAGCAATTTGGGCTAATATCATATTTAGATGATAGCCTATGACTCAAATTCTGTCAACCGTCCTCGCAAAGTCCCATGTCCGCTTACTCGACAAGCCCGAGCAAGCTCTAAAATATCTACCCAAGAACGATATTCACTAGGTTCCGAGGTCAACAAAAACTCCTTCATTTGATTGAAGAGATGATTATTCGGGCTAAAATAAGGGGCATATAGCGTGGCCTGAAGAGAATCAAAGACGATAATTTTTTCGTCTTGAATTAAAATATTGAGCCTGCCCCGCTTAAGCAGAACTTTCATTGAGTCTAGTATAACAAAAAAGACCCCTCAAAGAAGGGGCTTTAATACTCCTTTGTTCTTAGAGCATTCTTTTGTTCTTCTTTAAGAAGTTGAAGAAGTTTGTCTTGTTCGTCTTGCTCTTCCATAACTTGACCTTTTTCAGTTCTATTGTATCACTACGGGGCAGAATTACGAAAGACCGCCTTGAGTTTATCCTGTTCGCCAAGAGCTTTCCGCTCCTCTTTGTCCAAAGGCCTTGTAACATAGGAATGACAATTATCACAGGAATACTGGACAGCGGTAACTTGAGCACCCGTATAACGATAAGACCTAATTCTAAAGCCTTTATTCGCTCCACATCTTGGACAGCAGTTCATATGTCCCGAGGCTAAAGCCATATTTGGGTGATTATGGGTGAATGGCCGAAGTTTGAGGTAAATTTTCTCAAGTAGGTCGGAGTCATTTTTGCAATAACGATTCATTAGCTTTGCGGCATGTTTGGCTTCTTTATCATTCCCTTCAAGCATTTTGTACCAACAGTCCTTATAAGTAACCTCTGTTTTGCCTTCACCCATCAATAAGTTCCCGAGATAATCAAGCTTATTATTGTCGAATTTAAAATTCCCCCTAGCCATTTGTAAGGTATCTATGGTCTTATACGGGCTAGGAGGTATCATGTTATGTCTCAGAAAGAACGAATTAGCCATTTTGCAGTCGAATCGACGCCCATTATGTGCTACTACTATTCGGGCTTCGTCGAGAAGTTTCCAGAGATATTTGACAATCCCTTCATCATCATAACGGTCTTTTTGGGGAAAGTCGAATAAAGTTTTACCTTGAGCCTTACCCTTATCCCCTAGCCACTTCCAACTAATTGCTAAAAGAATAGGCGGGCGTTCAATCTTAATAGGAGTGGTCTGCCATTGCCCATAGAACCACCCAAGATTAGGGGAAACCTCCTCGTCGAACAAAAGCACTTTAGCTTCTTTAACATAATCAAACTCCTCTTTTCTTTTCACGGAATCCTAATTCTCCTCGCTCAACCACTTCAAAACCTTCTTTTTTGTAAAGGTCAATACCAAGATAGTCTATGATGGCATCCAATTTTTGTTCGAGCGTTTTTATTTTTGACATATTCATATCCTTAGTATATGCGAAAAAAAGAATCGTGTCAAACAAAAAGTCCCCATAGAGGGGGCTTTTTGAATAAAAATAACCCTGAAAGGGGTTGCAGATGACCTCTGCAAGAATTATTATACGCCAGTTAAGATTCAAAGTCAACCCAAATTTCTGCCCGTGGGTCACTATCCACTCCAGCGTAATGCAACTGAACCTCTGGAATACAGAATTGGTTGTCATCTTTCACGACTATCAACTTCAAAACATCCAAAATAGTATCTAATTGATTACTAAGGTCGTGTTTTCTTTTGTCCCCGTTATATATACAGACCGTGAGATTGTCTAACTTTTCTATCTGTGGTTGATGCCATTGTTCTTTTAATTCAGAAGCAGCAGCCTCCATCCAGTCTTTGACTCGTTTCTCGGTATAGATATGTCCTGTCTTCGTGACCTTTTTCGAATTTTTTAGGGCAGGAATTTGTCCATGCAAAATTAGTTTCATATTTTTATTTTCTCCACCCCTAGCATAACATATCATGATTCAGGAGGGAAATATCTGTAAAAAGGTTTCTTTCTCGTGAAGGTAATATAGACGGAAAATTCGGGGACATCTTTGCTCCCCATTCCAAGTTCCGCAAGAGAGGTACTTGCCCCGGCCCATGAATAACGATTTAAGTTCCTAGCCGCTGTATCGGCGATTACGTTACGATTCTTCTTTAGATATTTTATATACTCGTCAAGCAAGTATCTTGCGTCCCCGTTGGTGAGTTCCATTTTCTCTTTCCTTCTAGGTTTAGGCTTGTATTTTTCGTCATAGTGAGCATCATAATAATCGCAAACATTAAACCCATGATGCATTCTCGCCCACTTGAACTGATTATCATTCCGACGTTTGCCAGTGGCGTATTCGTGCTTTTTGGCGACCTTCTTCCCCCATTTGGCTAGATGACCCCTCTGATTATCTCCGCGATTAGCAGAACAATGCAAACAATCGCCTTGCCTAAGACGAGCAAAACGAACCAACTGTTGGCTAGTGTAATCCCAGTGGTCGGGACGTTGAGTGTAGCGATTTCTCATACTACACCCCCTTGATTGTGTTATGTAATAAGCTCCTTTATTATAACAAAGTTTTTCGAATAAAGCAATGACCCCTCCGAAGAGGGGTCATTTTTAGCGTTCCTCCTAATTAAGGTTTTCACGCTACATAGTGTCTAGTCGTGCCGAACCATTAACAGCACACTTTAATTATATGCTATTTTGGTAAATCGAACAAGACGAAAGCGGCACCATTAAATCTCACTGACCGTCAATAAGCAACTTATCTTTAGGCTTCACCGCTCTCCAATGAAAGCCGCCAGAAGTCCGAGCTTTAGGTCTCCCATTCACAATCCTTCCAATAACCATAGCATTGGCGCCAGTGTCTTTCGCTGCATCCACGATATAATCATAAACTTTCCCCGTTTCTATACATTGCACAGGATACCTTGCCCCATTGCTGATATGCAACAATTTTTCCCTGGAGTGGTGCGAATTTTCTTTTGCCGTGACCCATTCAAGGTTCTCGATTCGATTATCGGTTTTATCCCCGTTGATATGGTTGACTTGAGGCTTGCCTCTTGGATTAGGAAGGAATGTTTCAGCAACCAGCCTATGAACATTACGAGTTTCCCCTTTTCCAACAGTAGCTCGCAAGTACCCTCTAGCCCCTTTGCGCACAACCAAATCTCTCCCCCGCAATCGCCTACTGACAAGCTGTCCCCACCGATTTTTCTGCTGAACTATCCTGTCCACGCTCCTGACCCCTCCCAACGAACTCGCCTGATACTTCCCCCCATAGCCAGGTATATCTTTCCAGATTTCCTTTTCTATAATTCTTCTCTCCTTTATTTAATAGTTTCTCCAGCAAGATAGCCTAGCCCAAAAGTTATGACCCCTTCTAGAAGAACACAGAAAATGACAATAACCCATTTCATTTTAGGAAACTTGCCTTTTAAAAGTTTGGCAACGAACCCCAACATCCCTCCGATAGAAAGACAACCTCCGAATAGAAGCAATAGGCTTATCGAATCGCTCATATCTCAATAATACACCAAAAAAGCCCCCGTTTCAATTACGTTTTTGCTTGGATTATCGAGAGGGCTTATCACTCTAAACGAGTGCTGGTTGATATAAAATATAATTTACGCACTCTTATTGTATCATAGGTTCCACCTTCTTAATGAGGTCTTTACAAAGCTTGACCCTAGATTTGGAGGCTGCTACGAGGTCGGGTTTTTCTATTCTGACTATCCGTCCGAGGTGGTCATCTGCATAGTCTGCCCAGTCCGTCATCTCATCCAGACGAATTGTGCCTTCGAGAATATCTGTGAGGGTTTTTGCTTGTTCGTTGTCCAAATAAATTAACATTTTTACTCCTTGGTGGAGCAGTCGGCTACCGCCGCCGAGTCGCATTTCTTACTCTAGGCTTTAGTATTTAGCAATTTTCGCCTATATACTTCGGAGATGCTCTAAGCTAATTTCTGCCCCTTGTGCGAGCCGAGGTCTCCCAGTCCCTCGTCATCGGTCAAACCAGTTGCATTGGGAAGAATTTTACATTTGCCCGCACCTTCATTATAACTCATCTTGGGATGAACGACAAGCGCTGTCCTTAATAACAGGCGGATTTGCTGATTTCCTACGCACACCATTTGGCTTTCGGGGGCGGACTCGAACCGCCAAACTCTCGGGTCAAAGCCGAGTGATTCTACCAATTCATCTACCCGAAAATGGTGCGGGTTAGAGTAGTCGAAACTCCATCTCCGCTTTGGAAGAATGGCATATTAGCCGTTATACGAAACCCACTAATTACTTGGTTGGAAAGGAAGGTCTCGAACCTTCAAACTCCACTTTCAGAGAGTGGTGGCTTTACCAATTCGCCTACTTTCCATTGGTGGTCACGGCTAGATTTGAACTAGCGACACAAGACTCTTCAGGCCTCTGCTCTACCGAACTGAGCTACATGACCATTTTGGAGGCTGATACTGGTGCTGCCCCAGTCTAACATCTTTTGCAGAGATGTAGGTAACTGCTCCCTCAATCAGCCTTATGGCTCCAGAGGTCGGGTTCGAACCGACAAACCTATTGGCGGCACCTTAACAGGGTACTACGTTTACCAATTCCGTCACTCTGGATTCTGGTCTGGGGTGTCAGAGTCGAACTGACCTTCTCCTCGTTCCAAGCGAGGCAGATTGCCGCTTTCCCAACCCCAGATGGTGCTGGCAGGTGGATTTGAACCAACCGAAGCCCGAGGGCGACAGATTTACAGTCTGTTGGATTTGACCGCTTTCCTATACTAGCGTGTTTGGCGTGGGAACTCCGAATCGAACAGAGAACGACTGTTTTGGAGGCAGTAGTTTTTCCATTAAACTATTCCCACTTAAAAACTCCCTTTTGACGGGGAGTTAATTTTGCTACTTGTGGTTTTACTGAACACGACTACACAAAATCACTCCCTACTGATGGGGTAAAAGCAATTCTGATGTTGCCAAGATTGTGTAGTCATACTTTGATTATATCATACGAGGTCTTTCCTGACAATACCCCCACGGCTAAAACCCGTGGAGTTCTGAGGTCGATAGCGTTCATATCGTTGCCTCTTGAGCCTCGCCATCACAAGCGGTTATTTCATGGTTACAATACCATCTTGCTATCTTACTCAGTTCTTCCAAATCCATGCTCTAACCAAATTTCCTTTTCGCGCGAGGGATTAATCTCGAGTACAATTTTAGTTTTGAAGATTCTATCTTTGACAACCGGCATCTCTACCCTCTTGACTTTTAATCCATCTAAAATATCCTCTGCTCGAATAAGCACAGCGTTGGAGGATTCTATAACCTTAATATACCCGATTCTTCCGTTATCCATGGATTGCGTAATCCTTATTTTTAATCTTGCAAATTACTCTTTCTCCGTTTGGCTGTAAGCATCTTATCTTCGGAGTAGCAACAATTCTCTCCCATTCCTTAAAATCCCCAATAGCCGTACGAGAGATTAGATTTATAAGCGTATCTTGTCCTGTATCTCCAAAATCCTTATAAGTACGAAGCCAAAAATATTTTGCGACTTCTTCTACATCCTCAGGTTCAAGCCAAAATTCACCAATTTTTACATCGAACAAAACGAATTCTGGCTTTTCTAGCCCTAGCTCATTCCCTTGGACCTTTTCCCCCATATGCTCACCAAACAAAAGCACGGTTTTATCCCGCCCGAACCTTTCTTCGAAAATTTCTTCTACAAAGGTTTCTTTCATATAATTGGTCAACTTCTTTGAAGCTTGGTAGGCGTTTGTTTTGCCATTCCAAACTACCCTGTTGCCATCCCACTTAACCCGAAGATTCTCTCCGTTAAGTTTGCGTTTATACTGCCATTGAAGAGTGGAAAGATACCAAAAAAGAGGCTTACTATAATATTCGATTTTATTATCCTGATGAGTCGGGATATAAAGTTCACGTTTTCTTATGCCCAAATGCTTGCTAATTGTCGGAGCTTCAATGTGATGATACATTTCGTTAAATGAACTCTGCATGCTCCTCCTTTTTGGCCCGTTCGATTCGTTTTTTTCTGTTCAAAAAATCTTTATCAAGATTCGTCCAGCCCGTTGCTAAAAGACGATTTAGAACGATTACTGCATTTTGTCTACGAAACGCAATATAGGATAGAGTAAAATCTTCCTCCCCTTCCAAAAGAACGTCTAAAGTCCACTCCCCAAGAACTTTGTCATAATTAATAGAAACAGCTTGACTAAAATGTGTACGAATATGAGACAAGGTTATTTCGATAAGTTTTCGGCTATAATATTTATCCAAAATATTATCAATAATCTTCATATTTTAATTATACTAACGCCACATACAAATATCAAGCTCAACCGTTGGATATACTTTTCCACAATTTCTGCACCGATAATAAGGAACTCCATGAGAACGTTCAAACTCGTACCAATCATTTTCTCCACAATTAGGACAATCTTTTATTCCAATCCATCTAATCTCCATTCAGGTTAACCTCCTGATTCTTTAGCCATTGTTTTTATTCTTCATTAAGCTTTTTACGCAATCCTGACAAACTAAATGATACATTCCGTTGACTCGTTTGGTTATTTTCACTTCGCCGTTGATTTTTTCTTTTCTAATAGCTTTCTCGATGGAAGAAGTCTGCCAGTAGTTAATTACTTCTCCACACTCATCGCATCTGAGACAATACAATTTCTCTATCATTTTATAAGCCCTCCTAGAAGAGCGTACGCCGCTAACAAAACGAAGTGTAAAATTTGGTCGGTAACGTAATTGATTTTCTTGTACCGTGCCTTGAGTACGTCAATAGGGAAATGGAGGGCCGTGATGATGAAAAGCCAGATAGACCCGCCAAAGCACAGATAGAACGGTACAGAGTAAAGCACGCAATGAATTAAAAGATGATACCAGTTCTGTCCTTTCGTACTGGCAATAAAATCCTGCTGGAAAAGATAGTCTCCTATAAAATGACAAGCTATTAACTTATAAATTAGCTCAATACTCATACTTCCTCCACTACCGAGACGACATTGGGCATATACCGTCCGATATTTTTATCAAACATTATTTTCTGTTGCTTGCTATAAGCCTTAAACACGAGTTGCGAGGGGTAGCGGTTTGTCGCTTTTACATATTTGAGTACGTCCTTTACTGGTATGCTCGCATCTGCTTCGCTCATGCCTTCTCCATCCATAAACAATGCATTATCGCTCAACCTCTGTCTTTTTATTCTTGACTAGGATAACGTCTAGGTTATTACTCGTAAATATCATTTGTTCCTTTCGTATTTTCGGTTAGCATAATATCTTTTGGTGATTCTTTTTTGCGAGCGTCGTCGTTGCCAAATGTCGGCGAAAAAGGCTTCAAGACCTTGTCCTGTGGAGGTGTCGTACTTCCTCATGTTCCACCATCGCCAACTCTCTTGTGACCTCATAAACGCTTTTTCAATCCGTCTAAACTTTCTACGCTTCTTTCGCTCCCATTTTGCGAGGTATTTTTCTGGTCGCTTACGGTAAGTCATAGGTCTTCCATAAATAGTTTTGGTTCGGCATATTCCTCAAACTCGCGTTCAACTCTCCTTAAAACATAGCTAGCTTCGCTTATTCCGTCAAGATATCCATCAATATAAGCTTGGGCTTCGGCTTCGGTCTTATAATGTTTGAGTTTGCTCATGTTGCATCCTTAGACTGTTTTTGTTTTTTCGTTCTGATGCATTATATGACATCATCCCTCCTCCAAATTGGTGTTGGCATACGGTGGGCGGTACAACCAATTACTAGGGAGAACGTCAGTCAAGGCACCGCCGAATATCATTCTTTCGAAGTTTTGTGACCAACGCACCCTTCCGCTATCAAGAAGCTTTCTATAGTCTATTTCTTTGCCGCCGCATACGATTTTTATACGGTATCCGCGGTTGAACCATATCGGGTTGATAGGTTGAGTCATATCGGTCACGATTTTTTGCGCATCCGAAGAAAGCATTTCATAAAACTGCTTCATACCCATACAATTCAACTCTTCGGAGCCATCCAATACTACCCTTATCACTTTCATTCTATCTCCTCCATCCACGGGCAACTCTCCACGATTACCCGCATATTTTTAACTCCGACAGGGTTGGCGGAATGAAACCTAACATAAAGCGGGGGATTATAACCTCGAGTTTCTTTAGTCCCAAAACTCCACCTAAAATCTGGGAGAGAGTAATACTTTAATATCTCGATAAAATCTCCCCCTAACCCGTAGCCCGAGTCGTGGTCGAGGTCTAATAAAATCGCTCCCACGGAGCATTCTGCTTCATATCCGCCTTCCCTCGCCTCTCTCATAGCCTCCGTTATTACTCGAATAGCGTCAAATACCGAAGTAGCACAATAATCATACCCCTCTGGCATTGGTCTTTCATCATCTACCCAAATTTTAATCATACTTACTTGCCTTTCCTATCACCTCATATCTATCGTAAAACTCATCAAAACTCGTGAAAAATGTAGAGCCTAGTCCAGTTTCCATAATAATCCTACCGCGAGTTTCGTTATCTCTGTCTGGGCCTTCAGAAAGAGTAATCTCAGCAACGAAAAGGTTGTCCTGTACGATAGAGTCATAGTATTTTGGTTTTAAAACATATTTACTCATACTTACTCCTTCCAATCATTTAACAACTCCCTATCTTCGCGCGCGTTGCCGATAACTTCATAGTCGAAGTGTCTTGCTGATTTTTTGCCAACAAGTGGCATTGTCCCACCATGTCTTACCACTATCTTATACGTTAAAAGTTCGTCATCAAAATACACTTCCGCTTTTCCACAACAAGTTTCCAGAATATCACCAACATAAATCTTTTTGCCGTTCTTATCTTTTAAGCCAGTATATTGCTCAATGATAACGCTCTCGGGGGGGACTGGCGTGGCTACATTTGGTCGTTCCACTCCATAAAGAGCAAAGGATGAAACTTCCCCAAGACTAACAATTTCTAACGGGTCTGAGCCTTTAACTGCTCCAATCTTAAACAAAATACTGTCGATTGGCAAGTATTTTTTAAGAGGCTTATAATATGCTCTAAACGCAATTTCTCTGCTCATTCTTCCTCCTCAACACCTAGATAGTCGAGCCAAAGCTGCTTATGATTCTTGATAGATGCTCGGATGTCTTCCTTTGTAGCAAAGTAGAGTCCCCATCCATGAGCTTTATAGCTCCACGCAATATTAACATCTACTCTATTGTCGTAATAGTTGTATACGGCATAATATTTCGGCTGGTCTTTATCCGTCCAGTTCGGCACAAACCCCTTCGTATCCTCTTTAAGAATCACATAAGCATTCCGACGTTTGAGTTCTTTCGAGGAGGGGACTCGCCACTTGCCGTTTGTTTTCCTCTCAATCTCCATGGCTTCATCCCAAGTAAACTTGGTCTTCTTCGTTCCGCCCGGAAGAATCTCGTAATAATCCTGGTCTGCGATTTTAAGACCGCTCGGGAGCTCCTTAATTTGCATGACTTCTTCCCATGATTTAATCTCTTCAGGAACATCCTCAAAACATTCCGCAAGCAGTTTAAGTGTCAAAGGCTTACCCTTATAGGTTTTAGCTTCAATTTCGTCCGTATATTCCGTCTCAAAGGTTATCTTAACATTAACGTTTCCACCCGTTTTCTTGTCTTTAAGCAACATAAGCTCTCCTTTCCCGTTCTTGTATAGCTTCTACTTCGTTATTGAAAACAAGATTATTCCTAAAAGCAACTTTATCTTCGCGACTATTCAGCCATTGACGCAAACATATACAATTGTCAGAATCGACAGTCCAATAAACCCCATACTTTTTCGGTTTTCTCCTAATGTTAAACGGAAAGACTTTACCAAAGATTCTCATACTTCCTCCTTTTTATAAGTTTAAATCGATATTCCCTACGATACTTCCTTCAGGGACGTATAAAGTATAGGTCGGTTCAGGGGTCGAACATCTATAAGCAACGCCCCACAAGCCAATCTCAGGGTCTTCGCAAAAGTAACTATTAGTGACAATCCTAGGCTCGTCGGAATACTTAATCGTCGTGCGGTCGGCAGGGATTTCCTTCAGGATGGTACCCTCTCCTTCTTGCTGATAGAACAAAAACCCAACCTTCGAGCCCCCTTCAATATAACCTCTGCTGGCGAATATGCCTCCAGAGAAAGCTCCTTCTATTTTCCAAGAGCCTCCTACCTTCGCAGATACAAGAGGGGCAACGAATTCTATCTTCGTTCCGCTTGTCTGTGGAGCAAACGCCACTTCTACGTTATATACAACAAGTGCCACCATTACCCCTGCCATTACGCATGATATCGCTACAAAAGATATATCAAAAGCGTTTTCTACGGGAAAAATTCGACATATTATAACTATTGCAAGTAAAACGGAAATTATTATCCAGAGCATTATTCTTTCTCCTTTACCACTGTGAAGCAAAGCCGCCCTACTGGGTCAATGTCATAAGTTCGCCAAGGTTGGTTGATTTTTCTTTTAAGAGATTTTTCATACTTTAAGGCTTTTTTCTTAAGAGAAGGGGATAATTCTGTATCAAACTCGATGCCGTAATGCCCAGGCTTCAAGTCCTCTTCCTTCATCCCTTTGCACTTGATAAAGTATCTAGGTGATGTTTCCCAACCGTTCTTGTTCTCGTCAATGATTTGAGGGGAGATAAGATATTCGTCAGCTATCTCGGAGACCAATTTAAGGTACTTCTTGTTGAACCGCCTATAACAAACCTCTGCCCACCAATATCGCAAACGTTCCTGATAAAATCCAAAGAAGGGATGCTCGACATCGGCTAAATCCCAGATGTCCCGCTTACACCCACAATCTATGTCCCAAGCTACATACGGGTGTTTTTTGATAAATTGACAAATCCTACGACAATCCTTGAGACTCCAATCCTCTAGGCAACAATCTTCTATTACAAACGTTGAGGCACTCGGCTTAAATTTATCTATATTGGCTTCATACTGAGTAAAAAAGTCGAACTGCTCTTCCCCGTCTATGTTCCACCAGATACCGAATTTCCAGCCTTTTAGCTCGTTAATATGAAAATGGACGACTTTATCTTCACCATGGTCAAAGATAAAATAATCATCCCTAAAATTAATGCCAATGGGATTAAAGCCACTTTCCTCAAGATATTTGAAGAGTTGGGAAGTCCATTTTCTCTGATTAGTCATACTCTAATTATAAATGGTTTTCGGATAAATATCAAGCTATTCCCGCTAAGACGAGTTATATCGTCTCATGCTCTAAACAGGCCTTACAGAGCGTTTTAGAGACCTTAGAACGCATTTTTTATATGGTCTTCCCTCACGAACGAATTGAACTCCTTTGCCGTCACGCCATACAGGTCGAGATAGCCCCATCCTGGGGCATACATAATCCAGATATCTCCATCCTTATATACACATTCTTAATAATCCCCCGCCATACAAGGAACGTTGAAGATTTGAGACTTGGGGTAGTTCTCTTTTAAGAATTTGACAAGTTTTTTAATGCGTTGTTCCCTAGTCATTTTGCCTCCTTGTATTCTGATTCCCACTCCTTATACAGACGCTTAAACTGTTCCTTTTCTTCCGGGGTTTCTTCTTTATAAGTAATTTCCCCAGTTTGCAACAGCTCTTGAAGCTCTAGTTTTCTATTCTCTAATTCTTGTTTTGCTACCTCGAGTAATCCTTCAAAACCTTTTCTTCTTTCCTCGGAGAAGTTGGGGTTTTTTATGTTTCCCTCAAGACGAGCAATAATTCTCTCATAATCTTTAATCGAATTAGTCAGATATTCATAATTATTATCAAAACGCTCAATTTCGGCAGTGAACCTCCCCGCCTTAAAAGACGGGGCTTCTTGACGACTCATCGGACTAACCATTGTTAGCTCCTCCTCGTCCACTTCCGACAGTTCCTGCCGTGCTTGAGAAAACCAGTATATTTTTAGCGGCATTTACGTCTCTATCGAGATGAGCATGACACTCTGGACAGTCCCACTCCCTGTCGGCTAGGGTTAAATCATGTTTGACATAACCACAGTTTGAACAGGTTTTAGAACTCGGCTCAAATCTGCCGATTTTCTTGAGAGTTTTGCCACGCCACTCTGACTTATATTCGAGTTGACGAGCAAACTCACCCCAAGAACAATCCTCGATTGCCTTTGCCAATTTATGGTTTTTAACCATATTCGTCACTGACAGGTCTTCTATCGCTACATAGTCGTACTGATTGGTTATCTCGTTTGACAACTTATGTAAGAAGTCTTGTCTCTGGTTTCTAATTTTCTCGTATTGTCTAGCAACTTTAAGTTTCGCAACCAACCTACGATTGCTCCCCTTCTGCTTTTTGGCGAGCCTTCGCTGCAAAACTTTAAGTCGTTCTTCAGATTTACTTAATAATTTCGGGTTTACATATTTCTTCCCGTCGGACAGAACCGCATAGTCTTTAACCCCCATATCGACACCGACACTCTTTTGGATAGGAGCCTTTTCTGGGGTTGGTCTGCCGTCGTCGTACATAATCGAAGCATAATACCGCCCAGCAGTTTTAGAAATCGTAATCTTTTTCGGGCAGATGTTCCCGAGAGATTTGCCTTTGTATCTCACGAGCTTAGCTTTGGGAATTTGGATGTAGCCATCGAGAACTTTAAGATTGGCATTAGTAGTGTAGGATTGTCTAGCGGATTTCTTGCTCTTAAAGTTTGGGAAGGCGTTATTTTTTCGGAAAAACGCTAAGTATCCCGATTCTAAAGCGAACATAGCTTCTTGCAAAGCACGACTATCTACTTCTCTAAGCCACGGGTTCTCCGTCTTGAGAGCCGTTAGCCAATGCACCATAGTATATTTATTAGCGAATCTTTCTCCTTGCTCGTGGTTCTTAATTTGGTGTTCGAGCAATTGATTATAAACGAATCTAGCACAGCCAAAATTACGCTCAAAGAATTGGGCCTGTTCTTCTGTTGGATAAATTCTACGTTTGATTGCTCGAATCATATTCTTATTATACCACATTATGATATTTTTATCTATGTCTGTATCACAATTCCGTCTAACCCCTCCCTAAACGGAGGGGATTGCGACGGGAACTCACCCCATATAAATTATTATACGGTTTATTCTCGGAAAGTCAATGCTGTAGTGCCCTTGCCACGGGGTTTGCCCATTACATCATTTGTAGTATCCATTTCCTCATTATACGGAGGCTCCTCTAGGTCGAAACCAATCTGAGCTAATTTAACGGATGAAAATAATCTCCACAGAACCCTATCCCTCTGCTTATGAACGGTCACCCTGACGTGCTGAGTAAACTCCTGCGGGTCTTTATCCCCGATTAAAATAATATCTGCGGTTTGTCTAATCTTAACCGAACCATATAAATCGTCGGCTCCAATCTGCGCTCCTTTTTCCAATTTCCTTACTTGGGAAACTAGGATAATTGGAAGTTCATATTCCTGGCTTAAAGTCTTACATTCCTTCGTGATTCGCCCAATTTCCTCTACTGGATTTTCAATGCCTGTTTGCAAATACTGCAAATGGTCGATATAAACAACCTGCACTCCTTTTTTCTTGGCACTTTCAATCGCATACTTAATTGAGGTTGACGGTATCTGCGGGAATTTCTGAATAAAGATATTATCATCCCCCACCAATAATTCGAAGTAATCTGGCCCCATCACTCCTCTTAATCTCCGCCTAATGCTTTTGACGGTGTTCTCAAGCGAAATTATCAAGATTCTATATCCCAGTGCTAATTGTCTTGCCGCCATATTTACACAGAGCAAAGTTTTACCTATACCACTTTCAGCGGTTAAGACTATCAGCTCCCCTGAAACTAATCCTGCGGTCATTCGGTCTAATGTCCAATAGCCTGTGCTTAGACCCTCAACAGTATCTCCCTTCTTAAATTGTTCCTCAACCTCTTGAAAACTACTACCTTCCATAATCGGGACAATTTCGCCTAACTGACGAGCCTCTTTCTGCTCATCCAATTTAGCGTGGGAGAGGTCAAGGACTATCTGTTCCTTCTGCTCGGGAGTTAATTTCCTAGCTCTGAATAGAAAATCCTCAACAGGGTCATACTTCGGCAATTTTTTTCGCCTCCCGCTCGGCTTGTAAAGCCTCTAAAAGATATACTGGGGTTTTCCAATCCGGATTTTCCTTCCTCAATTCCTGATAAGTAAACTTCCTTGCAATACGAACCTCGTGAGCATTGAACATTTTGTCATCTATCCGATAACACTTCGTTTGGTTTTGTATTATCGCATTAAACTGGCCCTGAGTAAGCCATAACCAATTAAATGACCATAATGGGTGCTGGGGGTCATACTTTTTGGCATCGTCTTTAAGCAGTAGCCCCATTACCGTTTCGTCGAAAGATTGCTCTTCGAACATTATTACCTCCTTTTATACCATTTTATGTCATTTAATGCGATTTCACAAGCCTAAAAACCATCTGCCCAACCATCATTTTGCGGCGCGCGAAAGTTATTAGCTCCATTTTCATACTCGTCCTCCCAACCTTGCTGATTAAACCAGGTAGAACCGTGTTTGACGAACTTTGTCGGAGTCTGTTTAAGGGAAATTTCTGCCTTATAAGCTTCAATGCCTTTAACAATAGTCTCTCTATCTACGCCAGACTTCCTCGCTTTTACATAAGCCTTTAATGCTACAGCTTTGCCCTTTTTATTGGGATATAACTTCCATACTTCTTCAAATTCTTTTTCGAAATCACAGACTTCACCTCGTGAAGTCGGCGAAGATTCTTCTTTGGAACTTAAAGGGCACTTAATAGGTACATAGGACTCACGCTCCACCTCAATAGGTTCAAGAGGTGAGGGTTCAACAGAAAGTTCGTTTCCAAACGAACATTGTTCGTTTCCACTCGAACTATATTCGTTTTCACTCGAACTTTGCTCGTTTTTGCTCGAACTTTGTTTGTTGTCAGGATTATCTACTACCACAAAGCGTCCATTAGTGGGGTCTTTTGACAACATCTTGATATTTAGATTTCCACCTCTTCCAGCAACCCGAATCGTATCCACAACAGATTGCATTTTCTTCACAGCATCCAAAGCATCCCGCATACTTTTAGCACCGGACAATTTTACAACACTAATCCACAATTTAGTTTTATTACGAAAAATCCTCTTATCACAGCATACATGAACTACCAGACCCTTTTTCTGCAATCTCGTGAACGAATCCAGGATAGACTTTTCCGTTACTCCGAGTAGTTTCTCAACATACCAGCTATATCCAGTGAAACTGAATCCTTCTTTCGATGGCCCATTATCTTCCATAAAACGCAATTCGTGATATACGAACATATCCAAGGTAAACCAATCTAAGCCAACCTCTTGAGCTTCTCGAATATATTGGCTCCTAAAACTGAAGTCCTTATTTCCCTCTAACATTACAAGCTGTTTTGGGGAGCTTTCTTTCTCTTTTTTACTCATCTTCGCCTCCTTTGAACGGATTGGTCGCCACTAGTACCTGCTCCCTTCCAAACTTTTTATCATTTATCGTTTTAACTTTTACAAGCCCTTTACATATAAGTCCATTTATCAACATCGCTACCTCCTCTTCCCCTACATTAAGCCATTCGGCTAAACAATCATATAAAATCCACGCATAACCTTTTGAGCTACACGACCAAGTGTAAATATACGCATACAAAAGTAACTCCTCCATAGTATCAAGACCAAGTTTTATCATCCATCCCTCAACTTTTATCCAATCAGTATTTTTAACTTTATAAGCCATAATTTTCCTCCTTGACTTTTTAGTTTTAACTTGCTATACTGGAGGTGCATTTACCTCCCCGTCCCCAGACTCCTTTCCTGGGGACACTTTTTAATTATTATTTTACCATCATTTTGCGCCAAAACCTGCCTTGATTTTGACAGATTTTTCCTTTGACAGAGGAAAAGGAGGTCT